CCTGGAGCATATCCAACAGCAATTTACGAACACTTAATGAATGCTCGAGGCGGGCACCAGGCATATGAATTAGCACAGGCAACAAAAAACGATCCAAAGGCACAAAAGTATCTTAAGGAATCGCTGATTAACATAATCAGCAAACTCCAGTAAACTAGGAGAAAATAGTATGATAGATGCACTGAAAACACTCTTTGAAAACGATGTTGTTTCTGAAGATATCAGGGCCCAAATTGAAGAAGCTTGGGAAAGCAAAATTAAAGCGAATAGAATGCAGGTAACTGCTGAACTTCGTGAAGAATTTGCTTCTAAGTATGAACACGATAAAAGTCAAATGGTGGAAGCTGTTGACTCTATGGTGTCTGAAAGACTTCAAGCAGAAATATCAGAGTTTGCAGACGATCGCAAACAACTAGCTGAAGCTAAAGCAAAATATGCAGTAGCAATGCGTGAAAACGCAAATCTACTAAAGAGTTTTGTAATGCAACAGTTAGGAAAAGAAGTTTCTGAGCTACACGAAGATCAAAAAGTTATGTCTACTAAGTTTGGACAGCTTGAAGAATTTGTTGTAGAGGCTCTAGCTAAAGAAATTAACGAATTTTACGAAGACAAAAAGGACCTAGCTGAAACAAAAGTACGTTTAGTACGTGAAGCTAAAAAACACTTCAATAAGGTTAAGTCAAACTTTATTGAAAAGAGTGCAAAGTTAGTATCTGAAACTGTAAGTAAGAACTTGAATAAAGAAATTACTTCATTAAAAGAAGATATTGAAGTTGCAAGACAAAATGACTTCGGTCGTAAGTTGTTTGAATCTTTTGCATCAGAGTATGCTAACAGCTACTTGAATGAAAAGAGTGAAACAGCTAAACTTCTTAAAGTTGTCGATACTAAAAATCGACAGTTACAAGAAGCTAAGAAGATTGTTGACAAGACTACAACTTTAACAGAAGCTAAATCAGCTGAAATTAAAAAAATTAACGAGTCAGTTCAACGTTCGGAAATTATGAACGAATTGATTGCGCCATTAGGCAAAGATCAACGTGAGATAATGTCAGACTTACTGGAATCTATTCAAACTTCGAAACTAAAATCGTCGTTTAATAAGTATCTACCAACAGTAATTGAGGGTAATAGTCCAGCGAAGAAGAAGGCAAAACTAGTAGAAGGCAAAGAAATAACAGGCAATAAAGAAGAAACTAACGTTAGTAGACAAAAGCAAAACGAGAATGTCGTCGACATCCGTCGTTTAGCTGGATTAAATTAAGGAGATAATTATGTCAGAACTACTAGAAAGTCGCTGGCAAGAGACGAAAACAGCATTGATGGAAGGCCTTCACGGAAACAAAAAATCTGTAATGGGCACTACACTTGAAAATACTAGAAGGTATTTGTCAGAAACATCAGCCGCTGGATCGACTACTGCCGGTAATGTCGCAACTCTTAACAGAGTTATCCTACCAGTTATCAGACGTGTAATGCCAACAGTGATTGCAAATGAACTTGTTGGTGTACAACCGATGACAGGTCCTGTGGGTCAAATCCACACATTAAGAGTACGTTATTCAGATACCGCTGATGATGCAGTAGCAGGCGATGAGGCACTAAGCCCATTCAAAATTGCTATTGGTTATTCAGGTAACGAGGCTGGTTCCGATGCTGGTAAAGCACAAGGTACTAGTTTAGCTGAAGGTACAGCTGGTAACAAACTCAGCATCCAGATCTTAAAGCAAACAGTTGAAGCTAAAACACGTAAGCTATCAGCTCGTTGGACTTTTGAATCTGCACAGGATGCACAAGCACAGCACGGCATTGATGTCGAAGCTGAGATTATGGCGGCTCTTGCACAAGAAATTACCGCTGAAATCGACCAAGAAGTACTTGCTTCTTTACGTTCACTAAGTGGTACGGCTGTACAAACATACAACCAAGCCGCTGTATCAGGTACAGCAACATTTGTTGGTGACGAACATGCCGCATTGGCAGTTCAAATCAACAGAGCCGCTAACTTGATCGCACAGAGAACAAGAAGAGGCGCAGGTAACTATTGTGTTGTTAGCCCATTTGCGTTAACAATTCTACAATCTGCTACAACTTCAGCGTTTGCAAGAACAACTGAAGGCACATTTGAAGCACCAACAAACACTAAGTTTGCAGGTACTTTGAATAACGCAATGAGAGTATACGTAGACACATACGCCGCTGATAACTCAATGGCGCTTGTTGGTTACAAAGGTTCAAGTGAGTCAGATGCTCCAGCATTTTACTGCCCATACATCCCGTTGATGTCAAGTGGTGTTGTAATGGATCCATCAACATTCGAACCAGTAGTGAGCTTTATGACTAGATACGGGTATATTGAATTATCAAATACTGCATCGTCTCTAGGTAATGCCGCTGACTACTTAGCAAATGTTGCTATTACTTCAGCGAACGTTAGCTTTAGCTAATATTGCTTTAAAATTTAAAATAGGTCCTTTCGGGGGCCTATTTTTTTGACTAAATATTTGTACGTTCATCCTATAAGGACGGAAGTAGCATAAGCGAAGGAACGCACTTAACTGTAAAAGGGAGAGTGGTATGGATTATCTTACGTTATGGTATTTTAAACGTTTAATCAAAGAAGAAAAAATAAGAAAAATTAACTTTTTATTAAAAAAAAGGTTGACATCTAGTACATAGATGCTATTATATATACATAACTTAGGAGATATCCTTTAGTTAGATAGTGCAAGGAAATGCGTTTATAGAGACGTAACTTGGCTAGTAGCTGTAGTGGCACTGCATGACTGTAGAGATACAGAGATGTGGATTTTGGAAGTAACTATCCGATGCTAGGTTTCGCTGGTGACACAGAAATGATCTGTACCGGCGCTTGTAGGTGATCATTAAGTCCTACCTATCACTTTATATTAAAGGCTCGCCTAAAGCGAGTCTTTTTTTATGACTAAATTTCCGTAACTTTCTTTTAATGATAAATACTTGTGTCACAAATCGTGCCGTATAATACGGACTTATGCAGAATTGACCCACTGCGTATTACTTAGAACGTAACTTAAGGAGAAAACAAATGGGACGTCCAGTAAATAAAAGATTTTTTGGTACGCTTGCAGATGGTACAAATATTACCATTAACTGTCAAGTAGCAGGAAATGCAGAATCAGCAGTAGGTATGATTCTTTCACAAAGATCAGTAAACAAGTTTAACGTTGATGATAAAAAAGACGGCACAGGTAACGAAGGTGTTTGTTTATTAGTTGATAAAGCAGATGGGGCATTAGGCGCTAACGAAATGTCAATTAACGCACAAGATGCCCAAGGCGGAACGATTAGAATTTCTAAATTGTATAACAGAACATGCAAAGATTTTTCTAATAACCGTTACACGTGGGTAATTGAAAATGATTCAACAACTTCAGTTATGAGAGTAACAGCTATCTAAGTAGATGGGGGATTAACTTCCCCCAACTATAATAAGTAATAGGAATTATTAATGTCTAAGACCAAAATTTTAAGCCTTCCAACAAGTGACTATAGACTCAAAGTCCAAGATGGCGGTAATATTACACTTGATACAGGTACCGTTACTGGTATTACAACAATCACAGGTAATTTGGTAGTTCTAGGCGCAACAACACAAGTTAGTTCAACTGACTTAAATTTAAAAGATAATGTACTTGTTTTAAATGACGGAGAAACAGGATCAGGTATTACATTAAATACTTCAGGTATACAGATAGACCGTGGTAACTTTCCTGATGCAAAAATAATATTTGACGAAACTGTTACTTGGGCAGATCCAATTAGTGCAACAACTATAACAGGCGGATTTACTCTAGTAAATGCTTCAGGAACACTACAGGGCTTACGAATCAATAGTGTATCAACAGGTGGAGGAGATTTATATCTTATTAACTCTGGAACTGGTGTTATAAGTGTAACCGGTACTAACAATTACGAAACACAAATTACAGATGACGATGATATTCCTAATAAAAAATATGTAGATGATACGATTGTAACTCAGCTTACTAGTACCTTTCAAAGAAGGATAGAAGAAGGCTCAGCAACTAAATCATTTGTAGAAGTGAGAGATTTAGAAGTTAGCGGAGCTCCAAGTGTAGTAACTTTTAATCTTGATAGTTTTGTTAAAGGACAAATTTTTAATAATAGAGTTGAATTTGAAGATATACGTTTACAAGAGAATACAATTACAACAACAGCATCAGATACTGATTTAATATTATCATCACCAGGAACTGGCGGAGTTGTTGTTGAAGATAATCTAACACTTACACTAACTCCAGGAATTGATGATGCGGCAACAGATCCAAATGCTCCATCAGATGGACTTAAGGTATATGTAAAGGCACCTGCGGCTGGAGGTACTGGTTTATTTTTCAAACATAGTGCTTCAAAATCAGGAGAAATAATAAGTAGACAGAATGCTCTTTTATTGAGCATGTTGTTTTAAAAAGGAAACAAAATGGCAATAGCAAGCACAGCAATAGGAAGTACTGATACAGACATATTAACTGTTCCGGCAGGTAAACAATATGCAGTACTAACAATTATGGTATGTAATACAGAACCGGCAAACCCAATACACTTAGAACATGGTGAAAGCCAGTTTGATATGCACTTTATTCCAAATGGCGGAGCAAAGAGTAATACAAACATGGTTATAAACGACTTAGTATTACCAGCAGGTGAAACATTTACTTTTGATAGTGAAAAAGTTGTGTTAGCGGCAGGCGATAAGATTACAATGCTTGGAGCATCACCAACTGTGTTAAGTGCAACAGTTAGTTTCTTGGAAGTATAAGATATGAGATTAATTAAAGCACAAAGTACTAGCGTAAGAAATATTAAAGCTAAAGGTATTCGATACGATATTAATCAAGTTGTTCAACTAGGTGGTGAACAAGGAGTAGTAGTTCCAATGGGAAATACTGCAAGCCGTCCTTTGTTTCCTGTTAACGGAATGATTAGATATAATACCGAAACTGGCTCACATGAATCTTATGCTGGAGGATCAGCAGGTTCCGGAGGGACTTGGGCTAAATTAAAAAGACAAGAACCAGTAAATATTGTACAACAGAACTTAGGAGTAGGTGATGGTAGTGAGGTCGACTTTGGTCCTCTAGATAGCGGCGATATAGATGCACCAGTACCAAGTGCTCCTCAGAACGTAATAGTACTAGTTGAAACAGTTTTTCAGATTTCAAGTACGAACTATACGTTAGTACAAAATCCTGCAGGTAAGGCTGAAGGATTTTACATTAGATTTGGATCAGCACCCCCAGTTGGTAAGCCAGTAACAGTGCTACACAACTTTGATAAATAATATTAAGGAGACACTTGTATGGCAACGTTAAAAAGTTTATTAGGCAGTAAGAATTTTACCAGTGGTGAAACTAATTTAGAAAAAGGTAAAGTTTGGGCATATGACAACGGCTCAATGTATGGGTGTATGTGTAACGGATTTTGTTGGGTTTCGCCAGGTAACGGAACTGTTAGATTAGAAGTATGGGGTGCTGGCGGTAGTGGCGCAAGAATGTGTTGCTGTGGAGGAGGTCTTCCAGGTAATGCGGCCGCTTATTCAATGAAAGAATTTAACGTAGGTAGCGGAAATTACTCGTGCGGATGTATGGGTAAATCTTGTGGTAATGCAAGTTCATTATGTAATAGAGGTTGTGGTTCTAATAGTGCCGCATGTTGGTTTAGTAATAGTACCAACGGGTGCATGTGTGCCCAAGGCGGAATGGGTGGACAAAGTTTTTGTTCAACATCTCCTAGCTTATATTGTTGCTATAGAGCAAACGGTTATTGTACAACTAATAGAGGACCAAACTGTGGTATAGTGTGTAATGCCTGTAGTGGTGCTTGGATGGCATGTGGATATGGCGGAGATATAAACTGTTGTGGCTGTGTAAGTTGCTCTAGTTTCTTAGGATGTTATCCAGCTTGTACATGTATGAAGTATTATCATGTTGCATTACCTGCAAACGTATTTGCTAAAGAAGGTACTATTGTAACGTATTCTACTGAAGATGATAATCCTTACTCACGTTGGTCAGGTCAAGGAATGCACTCATATGTAAATGCACTTAATGCGGCTAGTAGAAATCCGTCACAAGGTGTTTATCATGGATCATGTTGGATGGGTAATAGAGCATGTCAGTGTTATGAAATGATGGGTTGTCAACAGCATGTACCTTATGGATCAGGCGGTCCTGCAAGTAATCCGTGTCCAGGTGTTAGAGACCACGGATGGCGTGGCGGTAGTGGCGCAGTACGTATTAAGTACATAGCAAACTAAATTTAAAAATATTCCGATAAATACTGTGTCAGGAGATTATAGTGGCACAACTAGGTAGAATATCTGGACAGGTATTAGAAAATAACTTACTAAGGCAGAATGTAAATTTAGATTTTAGAAATCTAAATGCTAGTACGCCTCTTCTTAAATTTGATGTACAAAATAATCTAATCGGTGTTAACACCTCATCTCCCTCACAACTTTTAACTGTTAATAGTACTGCTAACGCTACAAATCTATTAACAACTAATAGTGTTACTGTAAATAACTTTAGTATTACTAATACTGGAATAGATGCACTTTCAGGAACATTTACAGTAAATGGCGCTACTGGTGTAAACGCTACTGGTATCGGAACTGACCAATTAATTATAAGAGATAATAGGATTTATTCTTATGTAAGTGATGCTCCTGTAACACTTTCACCAAATGCTTCAGGTACTATCGGTGCTCTAGTACATACACTAGATAACCCAAATGCTTATAGTACAAGTTCAGGTGATCAGTTTGGTGAGGTAGTAGCAATAGACGGTAACTCGGCTATAGTCGGCGCTCCATGGGAAGATGACGCAGGTGGATTTACTTCAGGTAAAGCATACATATTCAATGTAACCTCAGGTGCTTTAGTACATACACTAGATAACCCAAATGCTTATAGTACAAGTTCAGGTGATTTCTTTGCTGGGTCAGTTGCAATTTCAGGTAACTATGCTATTGTTGGCGCTCGCGGAGAAGATGAAGCAGGTGGTAATAATTCAGGTAAAGCATACATATTCAATGTAACCTCAGGTGCTTTAGTACATACACTAGATAACCCAAATGCCTATAGCACAAGTACTAGTGATAGATTTGGTGATAGGGTTGCAATATCAGGTAACTCGGCCATAGTTGGTGCTTATATTGAAGATGATGCAGGTGGATTTAGTTCAGGTAAAGCATACATATTCAATGTAACCTCGGGTGCTTTAGTACATACACTAGATAATCCAACTGCTTATGGCACTAGTGCAAATGATTACTTTGGTTCGAGTGTTGCAATAAGCGGTAACTATGCTATCGTTGGCGCTTATCAGGAAGATGATGCAGGTGGTAGTAGTTCAGGTAAAGCATACATATTCAATGTAACCTCGGGTGCTCTAGTACATACACTAGATAATCCAAATGCCTATAGCACAAGTGGAGGTGATAGATTTGGTAGTGCGGTTGCTATATCAGGTAACTCGGCTATTGTAGGTGCTTGGGGCGAAGATGACGCAGGTGGATTTAGTTCAGGTAAAGTATATATCTACAATGTAACCTCAGGTGCTTTAGTACATACACTAGATAATCCAACTGCTTATAGTACAAGTTCAGGTGATACCTTTGGTTCGAGTGTTGCAATAAGCGGTAACTTGGCTATCGTTGGCGCTTATCAGGAAGATGATGCAGGTGGTAGTAGTTCAGGTAAAGCATACATATTCAATGTAACCTCAGGTGCTCTAGTATCTACAATAGATAATCCAAACGCTTATGGTACAAGTGCAGATGATGACTTTAGTTATCAAGTAGCAATATCAGGTAACTCGGTTATTGTAGGTGCAGATGGCGAAGATGATGCAGGTGGTAGTCAGTCAGGTAAAGCATATATCTACAAAATAGAAAATACTATTGAGTTACTAACCAACACTAATGTTACAGGCAATTTACATGCTACTGGAAATATTACAGCTAACGGAAATATTGTTATTGGTAATGATGATAATGATAGTTTAACATTATCAGGCGAGTTAGTAACTGATATTATACCAGATGCTACAGCAACATACAATTTAGGTAGCACATCAAAACGTTGGTCAAATTCTTGGGTAAAAGATGTTACTAGTAATGTAGTAACAGCTGACCTCGCAACTATTGACGGTGTTAGTTTAACACAAACACAAGGAAATATAGTGTATATTTCCAAAAATGGTAGTGACACAAATACAGGAACCCATCAAAATGATACTGTTTTAACTTTAGAAAAAGCAATAACACTAGTATCAGCCGGTGATACAATTCATATATATCCTGGTACATATGTAGAAACATTTCCTTTAACAATTCCAGTTGGAGTAACCGTTACTGGTGAAGATATGCGTAATGTTATTCTAACTCCCACTGGTGCAACAGAGTCTAATGATGCTTTCTTAATTAACGGCGAAGTAACTATTGAAAATTTAACTATTAAAGATTTTTACTATAACAGTGGTGCTGATACTGGTTACGGATTTAGGTATACTGCAAGTAGTGTAGTAACTTCAAGAAGTCCATACATTAGAAATTGTACAGTTATTACTAAAGGTAGTGTAACAAGTGTAAGTGATCCTAGAGGATTTGCACAAGGAGATGCAGGCAGAGGAGCATTAGTTGACGGTGCAAGTGTTACAACTTCAAGCAAAGAAGCTGGAATGTTATTCCATGCGGCAACATTTATTACTCCGGGTCAACAAGGACTAACATCAAAAAATGGTGCTAGGATTGAGTGGCTTAATAGCTTTACGTACTTTGCATCTATTGGCATAGTAACAGAACAAGGATCAACAGGACTTGCAGGACAAGGTGTAAAATACGGTTCAGAAATACGCTGTATTGGAAGTGCTAATGTTTACGGAACTAAGGCTATTGTAGCAGATGGTGCAGGTACACTAATATATCTAGTAAATCATAACTTTGGATATATAGGTGTAGGTAAAGATGTAACGAACGACAAAACTTTACATATACAAGCAAATGAAGTTACTAAATTAAATAGTGCAGTAGTTGTGTTTACGTCTTTAGACCACGGCGGGGTTTATCGGGTTGGCAGTGCATTAGAAGTAAATCAAGAAACAGGTGAAACAGTAATTGACTCTACAAATTTTGATTTTAGTGGAGTCGAAAAATTAACAATATCAACTGGTGGACAATCTGTACAGCTTAAAGGTGAAAAAGTAGAAACTGATTTTATTAAATTTTCAGGATCTACATTAGAAACTATAGTAGGAGAATTAACTTTAGATGCAGGAGGCGGAGACTTTAATTTTACTAGTAATACTAATATCTCTGGTAATTTAGATGTAACAGGAAATGTAACATTAGGTGGAACACTTGTTAGGTTAGGAAATGCAGATACTGATAAGATAGATTTTAATGCTGACATTGAAGGTAATTTAATACCAAATTTAAATAGTTTTAGCTTAGGACGTAACGGAAAGCAATGGAATACTATACATGCTAGTAATATAGATCTTGATAACTTATCTATTCAAGGTAATAAAATTAAAACAGACGAATCTAATGCAGATTTAGAATTAGATGGTAACGGCTCGTTTCCCGGACATGTTTACTTTACTGCAACAGACGTTTTAGGAACAGTTACTACTACTGCAACTTCTGGAAGAAATGTTTTTACAGAAGCTAATATAAACGGACAACTTACAGTTACAGGTAATTTAATAGGAAGTGGAACAAGTCATACCTTACGTCAAATTAGCACATCATCATTAGTAGCAAATTCTAGTAATAACTTAACTACATTTGATAATATATCGTTTAACGGAAATCAAATTAATACAACAACAGGTAATGATGATTTAAACTTAGACCCATCAGGAACTGGAAAGGTCAATTTTTTATCAAATTTAGATGTGGTAAATCTAATTGCTCCTAGTGCAAGTGTTAGTATTGCTAATGCGTCAGGATTAGATAAAGTAGTTGGAGAAGAGTTACTTTCACAAAATATTATTTTAACAGGTGATGCAGTAATAGAAGATATTGCTATAGCTGATAATATGATATCGACTAGAACTAGTAATAGCGATTTAGTACTTAAAGCAAGTGGAGCAGGAACTATAAGGTTCCAAGAAGATGTTATACTTACTGGCGATGTAATAACTCCGGCAACAAGTACTGTTGCATCAACCTCTACTGGTAATCTTGGTGCGAATAGATTAATAGTACAAACACTTAATTCAGAAAATAAACAAATTATATTTGAAGATGTTATGTTTGCTGGTAATAGAGTTACAAGTACAGATTCTAATAGTGACCTAGAGTTTAGAGCAAACGGATCAGGTATAGTAAGAGTTAAGGAAAATTTTATTGCTAGTAATGATTTGACTGTAGGAAAAATAACTTCTTTACAAGCAACTACAATAAACAATACACTTACAGTTGATACTATAACTGCAACAAATATATCCGGCGTAGGTAGCAGTATATTTGAAGGTGTATCTCTTAGTGGAAATGTAATTAGTACTAAAGACTCAGATGCTAATTTAGAATTACGAGCTAATGGAACAGGTAAAGTTACATTTGGTGAAAACGTTGTTGTTGAAAATGATGTTACAGTTAGTGGTACAACCACTATTGGTAGCATAAATGTACAAAATACATTTGAAACACTTAACTTTAATTCTGTAAATTTAAATATATCAGGAACATCAACACTAAAATCAAATATTGATAAAGTAAGAATAAGCGGTAATACAATTAATACTATTGTTACTGACACTGATTTAGAATTACGTGCAAGCGGTTCTGGTGTTATTTCTATGAATGAGAATGTTGTAATTCCTAACAATATTACAGTTAGTGGAACTCTTAACACAAAAAATATTAACATACAAAATGATGTAGATTTAGGATCGCTTGAAGTACTGGGCAACATACAAATTAATGATAATTTTGTAGAAACAACAGTTAGTGATAGTGATCTAGAACTTAGAGCAAATGGAAGTGGAATAGTTGATTATAACGGATTATCTTTTAGTAGTAATATATTAACAAATACTACAGGCAATCTACAATTAGATCCTACTGATATATTAAAGATTAATACAACTGGTTCTATTTTATTATCAAAAGGCACAACTGCACAAAGGAGTGGATCACCTACAGTTGGCACAGTTAGATATAACACAACTATAAATCAATTTGTTGGATATGGTCCAACAACAAATGTTGTATTAAGTAGTGCATTACTTTCGGACAATTATCAGACAGGAATAGAACTTTCTAGTATTGGTATTAGTAATGATTTAAATTTTAAGATAAACGGATCTATTGTTTCTAAGTTTACTAGTAATAATAAAACCGAATTTAATAAAGTTGAACTTAGTGGTATGACTTTAGATTCTAATAACCTTACAGTTACATCTGCTGATACAGACTTAACACTTGATGCTAGACATGCAAGAGTTGCATTTGATAAATTACAGTTTTCTGATTTATATGTTTATGCAGATAATGCAACAGTTTCCTTTGCAAATACAGGCCAAGGATCAGTTAAATTTAACGATAATAAAGCGTTAGTATTACCTGCAGGAAACAGTGCAGGTAGAGAAACATCACCAGAACTAGGCCATACAAGATACAATACTGAGCTTGCATATTTAGAGGTATTTACTGGCGGAGCCTGGACTACAGCCGTCGGAAGTGGCGGTGCAGCCTCGGCTGCCGACATGGCAGATGTCCTTAATACCTACACTATCATCTTTGGGTAGATCATATAAATACATTATATAATAGATGCATAGACCTAATTGTGTTTATTATCATACTGTGGTTAGCCCGCAATGTAAGGTGGCTAGAGGGACAGGATCCCCGTATTGAGGAGAAAAGATGGCTGTAGGTCGCATATCCGGTCCGCTCTTAAAGTCAAATCTCGTTAGAAACGGGGTAGACTTAGCATTTGAGACGGATCTTCTATATCTAGATGTAGGTAACAGCCGTGTTGGTGTAAAAACTACAACTCCACAATACGACTTAGATGTAGCAGGAACCCTTCAAGCAACTAACTTACGAGCTACAACAGCTCTTACAGTGGGTAATATTATATTAGATTCTAATGGACTTAGAAACCCTAATGGAAGCATCACATTAGGTACGGCTGATGAAGTAATTTATCAAAATAAATTAACAATCGACTCTATTGAAATAAATGACAATACTATTAGTACTAACGAATCAAATGCTAACCTAGAAATAGATGCAAACGGTACAGGCACTATTGAATTACTTGCTAACACTAATGTAACTGGTAATTTACATGCTACAGGAAATATTACAGCTAACGGAAACATTACATTAGGTGATGCTGATACTGATAATATTACACTTAATGCTGAAATTGCTAGTGATATTATACCTGATGTTCATAATACACATAACTTAGGTAGTACTAGTAAACGCTGGAATGACCTATTTGCAACTAATGTAAATGCTACAAATGTTAATGCAACATCATTAAATATTGGTTCAATTAATTTAGCACAAGTCCAAGGTAATATTGTATATGTTTCCAAAAATGGTAACGATACAAATGCCGGATTACATCAAAATAATCCAGTACTTACAATTACAAAAGCATTAACTTTAGCATCAGCTGGTGATACAATTCATGTATATCCTGGAGATTATGAAGAAGTATGCCCAATGACTATACCAGCCGGTGTTACTATTAAAGGTCATAGTATGCGTACTGTGAGTGTTAATCCTACTTCTGGAACTAACAATAACGATATATTTTTATTAAATGGTGAAACTACTATTGAAGATCTAACTGTTAAAGATTTCTTTTTTAATAGTGGAGCAAACGAAGGCTACGCTTTTAAATTTGCAAATAATATCACAGTAACTTCAAGAAGTCCTTATATTAGAAACGTGAGTGTACTTACAGCAGGATCTGTAACTAGCGGAAGTGACCCTAGAGGATTTGATCAGGGAGATGCAGGAAAAGGAGCATACTTAGATGGACAAGTTGCTCATTCATCAAGTAAAGAAGCAGGGTGTTTATTCCATGCAGTAACATTTATTACTCCAGGAGTTGATGCCCTTTCAGTAACTAACGGAACAAGAATTGAATGGCTTAATAGTTTTACTTACTTTGCTTCTAAAGGACTATATGCGTTTGATGGAACACAAGGTTTAAAAAACGCAGGTCAAACAGCAATAAGAGTTGGCGGCTTAACTGGATCATTTTCAGCAAGTGAAACGTTTACTTTAAAGAGTGTTGACGGAAGTAGTACGTTAGGTACAGGTACTATTGCTAGTAAAGATGCAGATGGAAAATTTTATATAAATGGAAAAGTTAGTGGTGTAAGTGAAGTTACAACACGTACAGCAAAAAATCAAAGTGCAGTTGGTAATGCACAATTAAGTACAGCTCAAAAGAAATTTGGAAGTGCTAGTTTATTATTAGACGGTACAGATGACTATGTAAGTATGGGAGCTAGTGATGATTTTGGTTTTGGCACTGGCGACTTCACACTTGAATGTTTTATTAGATTAGGTACAGTCAGCGGAGTACAAACAGTATTTGACTTACGTGCAGGATTAGCTTCAGATATTACTCCTACATTATTAATAGATGGTACTACACTAAAATTTAATGTTGCTGATGTTACAAGAATATCAGGCGGGACGTTAGCAGTAAATACATGGCACCATATTGCAGTAAGTAGATTATCTAACACAACTAAACTATATTTAGATGGTGCAAAAGTTGGTACAGGGATTTTAGATAATAATAATTATGGATCAAGTAAACCAGTTAGATTAGGTGCTACATTTGCAGGAACAAATTCAGTTAACGGATACATTGATGACGTAAGGATTAGTAATAGTTCTAGATACTCATCTGATGCAGGATTTACTGTTGCTACAGCAGAGCTAGTAGGCGATGTAACTACTAAATTTTTAGCACACTTTAACGGAGCAAATGCTTTTACAACTTTTGTAGAAGATATTAAAATTGCACAAAATATTGAATTTAGCGGAGGAGCAACAGCTAACTATATAGATTTATTTGATGTAACCGATTTTGGTGGTGAAATTAGATCAATAGGTAGTGCAAACGTATACGGAACACACGGAGCATATGGTGATGGCCCAGGTGTTATTATGTACTTGGTAGGTCAAAACTTTGCGTATATCGGTAATGGAAAAGCAGTTGATAATGATAAATCAACAGTTATTCAAGCTAACGAAGTTGTTGAAGATAATAATGCTAAAGTAAATTTTACTAGTGTTGACCATAGAGGAGACTTTAGAGTAGGAGATGCATTTTACGTTGATCAAGAAACAGGACAAGTGCAATTTAATACAGCAAACCTAGAAGTCATTACCACTAATGGTTTAACCTTCCAAACAGGTAGTGATACAACGTTTATTGATGGTACTAAAATTGAAACTGGTGATTTTAGAATACAAGGAAGTACAGTTAAAACTTTAACCACCGACATGACAATATCAAGTGTTAGTGGATCAATTAATATAGTAGATAACACAAATATAACTGGAAATTTAGATGTAACTGGAAATGTTACTATAGGTGGTGATATTACTATTGGTGATGCTGATACTGACGGAATACAATTTACTGGAGATATTGATAGTAATTTAATTCCAAACGTAGATGCAACATTCAATATAGGTACAAATACAAAACGTTGGAATAATGTTTTTGCTAATAATTTAGACTTAGATAATATTATAATCTCAGGTAACAAAATTGAAACTACTATTTCTAACTCATCTCTTGAACTAGATGCAAACGGCACTGGAAAAGTTAAAGTTCTAACTGATTTAGAAGTTGATAATACACTGGACGTAACTGGGATTGCAACTTTTAATTCACAAGTTAGAACTACAAATAACTTAACAGTTGATGGAAACATTGTTCAGTCTTCAGGTACTACTACACTCGATGGTGGCTTAATAGTTAATAACGGACTTACTGTTGCAGGTAGTGCAATATTTGATAACATTGATATTATCAATAATACAATTAGTACAAGTGATAGTAATAGCGATTTAGAACTTTCAGCAAGTGGAAGCGGTAAGGTTGTTATACCTGCCGGAACTGATTTATCAGTAGGCGGCGATGTTGCAATTAGTGGAGGACTAACTCTTACTAATCTAACTGCAAGCGGAAATATTACAGCGAATAGTGTTAATGTTAATACATTGTCAGTAGCTGGAGCCTTCCAATTTGAAAATATACAAATTGACGATAATGTTATTAGTACTACTATTAGTAATAGTGATTTAGAATTACGTGCAAGCGGCACAGGCAGAATAATAATACCATCAAACAATCTTGTAATTGAGCAAAATCTTTCTGTACTAGGTGCATTTACACCACAAAATCTAAACGTAAGTGATACAGCTACAGTAACAGGAAACCTAAACGTAACCGGCACTACGTCAATACTAGGTCAGGCGAATTTTGAAAATATTCAAGTTGCTGGTAATGTACTAAGAACAACAGACAGTAACAGTGATTTAGAATTAGAAGCCGCAGGAGCTGGTGATGTAAAAATTACTAATAGTAATGCAATTATTGATAATAATTTAACTGTCAGCGGAACAGCAATTTTAGGAGTAATGACTGCTTCAAACATTAATACTGGAAATATTGTAGTAAATGACACCATGACCATAAACGGTCAAGTAAATTTTGAAGATATTGAAATTAATGATAATATTATTACTACTACAACTTCAAACAGCAACTTAGAATTAAAAGCAAATGGAACCGGTACTGTTCTTATACCAAATAATAATGTTGTAATTACAAATGATTTAACAATAAACGGTAATACAAACTTTACAAATATTACAACTAGTGGATCGTTTAATGCTGGTGATGCATTAATTACTGGCACATTAACTGTAACAGGCGTTGCGAATTTTGAAGATATTAGGATAGATGACAACTTTATTACTACGACACAAAGTAATAGTAATTTAGAATTACGTGCAAACGGCACTGGAAATATTAGTGTTCCAAATAATAATGTTGTTATTACAAATGACTTAACTGTAGATGGAACAGTAACACTTAACACATTAAATAGCACAGGAAAAATTACAGCAAATAGTTTTACTACTGGTGATATATTAATTGACGATAACTTTATTACTACAACTACTAGTAATAGCAATTTAGAATTGAGAGCAAATGGAACAGGATCTGTTACTACTGGTAACTTTAGTTTTAATACTAATGTATTAAGTACTGACGGTGATATGGTGCTAACACCAGCATCAGGTATACTACAAGTTAATAGTACAGACAGTGTGTTATTACCAAAAGGTACAACTGCACAAAGAAATGCAAGTCCTGTAACAGGTATGACTCGTTATAATACAACAACTAATAAATTTGAAGGTTATAATGGAAGTTGGGTAGAGTTAAGCACAGAACTTAAAGATAGTGATAATGATACGTACATCACAGCAGAAAATACACCAGGTGCTAACGATAACATTATTAGATTTTATAATAGTGGAGCACTTACTGCTAGTTTGGATGCAACTAAATTTAGCACAGCAAAACTTGAAGTAGATGATATAGAAATTGACGGAAGCACTATTACGACGATAAGTACTAATACAGATTTAAACTTAAATGCTAATGGTACTGGCAGTGTTGTAATAGATAATTTTAAAATTAAAAATAATACAATTACAAATACAGTAACTGATGCAAAAACAGTATTCCAACCAACAGGAAGCGGATATTTTAAATTTGCAGGTACTAAAGGAGTTGTTATTCCGTCTGGTACTGATGCTACAAGGCCAAACCCGTCTAATTCAGAAACGGGTATGACACGTTATAATACGTCAGCGGCTAGAGTAGAAATTTTTAATGGAACGAACTGGGTATCAGTTGCTGGTTCCAGTGGAGGAATAAGTTTTGGTGATGCAGAGGCTTTGGCATTGGAGTACGTTTTAGCGTTAGGATAAGAGAATGGCAACATATTTTAGAAACAAAATTATTAAAAACATAGGAACACAAAAAATTGAAGTGTTTGCAAGCGATGGGTCAACTAACGCTACGGTGCTAGGAATAAATGTAGCAAACATAACTGATTTTGCAGTGAACGTAAACATTTATGTTAAAGATGATACAAGTGTTGAAGGGTTTTTTATGAAGGATGTTATGATAGCACCAAATAGTAGTTTTAAAGGAATGCTTGGAGGAGAAAAATTAATTATTCCTGCAAACAATTCCTTATTGATACAAAGTAATTTAACTGATAGTTGTGATGCTATCATAAGTTATGTAGATATAGTATAGGAGTAATAGATGTCAAATTCAGCATATTTTGGTAATGGAGCAGATAATGTAATGAACGGGTTAGACGGTAGATTCTTTTATGGACTACGTAGAACTGACGACGGAGAATTGTTTATTACAAAAGTAGATCAAATGGATCCAAATGAAACTATACAAGTAAACGCACCAGGCGATCCTAGTAAAAATTATAAAGACTTTGAACAAGGCACTGACTTCTTTGAAGGCCGCGATCAAAATCATGAATACGTTTATGAAAATTTAACATACGAACAACTACGTTGGGATGACAGACATTTATTTTATTATATTAATCCAGAAGGAGAATTAGTTGTAAGATTCAACAGACCTTACACATATCCATCTGGAGTAAGTAGTGACGGAAATAGCGATTATAACCCAAGACACTTTAAAGTTACTGTTGCAACTGGCACAACAGGATATGGAACTGGAAATAGATACTATCTAAATGGTATTCTTATACCAACATTAAATTTATACGAAGGACAGACATATACATTTGGACAAGCAGATTCCTCAAATAATACACATCCAATTAGATTTTCAACAACTCCAAACGGAACACATGGCGGTGGAGTAGAATATACTACTGGCGTTACTAAAATAAGTACAGCTGGTTTAGAGGGAGCATATGTTAAAATTCAGGTACCTGTTAATGCTCCAACATTATATTATTATTGTGTAAATCATAGTGGTATGGGCGGACAAATAAATACACTTACTTAAAGATTAGGAAAGAAAATGGCTGAATTTAGAATTGATAGAATTAGATATAACTGGAAAGGTATGTGGGGTGCCTCAACAGCTTATATTAAAGATGACATAGTTGCATATGGTGGTAAAACATTCGTTGCTTTAACCAGTCATACTGCATCTGCTGATTTTAATACAGACTTAGATAATATATTAAGTGGAGAATCAACGCCTAAATGGGAACAAGTTGCTGATGGTAAAGACTGGAAGGGCGATTGGCTCCCTTCAACATTTTATAAAGTTAATGATTTAGTTAAATATAGAGGAATTGTTTATAGTTGTATTGATAGCCATACTAGTGCATCTAGTGTAGCATTAGGATTAGAGAACGATCAAGCTAAATGGACCCCTTATGCTAAAGGTTACAACTGGTTAAATCTATGGTCAGCATTTACTGAATATAAGAAAAATGATGTAATACGTTATAATGGTATTGTTTATATTTGCCTTGTTGATCATCAATCAAATACAACTAGTGCAGGTATAGAATACGATCAATCAAAATGGGCCATACTCCAAAGAAGTGATTTTTGGAAAAATAATTGGGCTGTAGGAACACGATATGTTAAGGACGATGTTGTAAGATATGGCGGTAACTTATATAGATGTACGGTTGGTCATACCAGTAATGATGACCTTGCAGAAGGAATAGGTACAGACTTAGGATTAGATTCAAGTGTTGCTAAATGGGAAATGGTTAGCGAAGGTATTGAATATAAAGGCGAATGGACTGGTACTAACTACAAAACTAACGATATTGTAAAATATGGATCTAGCTTGTATAAAGCTAAAAGAGGAATGAGTGGAACTGACACATTTTTTATTGGACAAGACTGGGACATATGGGTACCTGGATTAGGATACGAAACAGAGTGGAATGCGGCAGTACTTTATCAACCAGGAGACATTATTACGTATGGTGGATATACATACACATGTTTACAACTTAGTGTAGGTGAAAATCCTTATGAGCAAGGATTACTTCAAGATGCAGGTAAATGGGAAATATTAACTAGAGGATATGATTTTAAAGGTGACTGGAATATTACCCTAGTATATCCAATGGGTAGTGTAGTTAGAAAGAACGGATATTTATACGAAGCAAGGGTTGTGATAACACCTGGTGATTTAGTTGAGCCAGGTGATAATACACCAGGCGGCAGTGATCAACCAATTAAGGGCGGAGTATATGATGCAGACGGTGAAACAAAGTGGTTATTATTAGTAACTGGGATATTTTGGAAAGGTGAATGGAGAGAAGCCGCTGGTGAAGATACTCCTGAAGATGATAGTTCATACTTTCAGTATTATCCGGGCGATGTTGTTATGGATCGAAGTATTACATATATTTGTAAAAAACAACATTTTAGTAATTTATTTGAAGCAAGACCTATATTTGACTTGGACGAAGAAACAGGAGCCGCTCAATACTGGACTATATATTTTGGTAACTCAACAGCGGCAGTAAATAACACACTACGTTACAGAGGAGATATTAGGACATATAATACAACATATGATGGAAGTACAACCGGACCAACAAACCTTAGTATAGGAGCCGCTGGATCATCATTGAAAGTTGATAATACTAATATAGTAAAATGGGAAGATTTAAACAAAACAGTAAATGTCTATTATGTTTCCCCAGACGGAACAGATGCTGTAGGGTTCGGATCTAACCCTGCTACAGCATATGCATCTATTAATTATGCATGTCAGTTTATACGAGGTGATGTAGCGGCTAGAGCACCTGCTACAATATTCATAGCAACAGGATTGTATCAAGAAATTCTACCAATTGTTGTTCCGGCAGATACTGCTATTGTCGGCGATGAACTAAGAAGTGTAACAGTACAGCCTGCCGCAACATATGAAACATCAGATATGTTTAGAATGCATAACGGTTCAGGTTTAAGAAATATGTCACTACAAGGATTAAATGGAACACTAGGTGATCCTAATAGTAATCTAACAAGACGTCCAAGTGCAGGAGCATATGTTGCACTAGATCCTGCAAACGGACCAGATGATACATATGCACACATTACTTCTAAATCTCCTTATGTACAAAATGTTTCAACATTTGGTAATGGATGTATTGGTATGAAGGTAGACGGAACATTACATAATAGCGGTAATAAGTCTATGGTTGCTAACGATTTTACACAAATTTTAAGTGATGGGATTGGATACTGGGTCAATGCTGATGGATTATCAGAACTTGTTAGTGTGTTTACATACTACTGCCATATTGGATATCTTTGTACTGATGGTGGAAAAATTAGAGCCTTAAACGGAAATAACTCCTATGGATTATACGGTAGTGTTGCAGAAGGATATAATGTTCTTGAAACCCCAGCAACAGCAATAGTTAATAATCGATCGAAACATGCACAAATCTTTAATACCTATACTGATAAAAATGAAATATTTGGATTTGGGTTTACAAATGCAGGACAAGATTATACAAATGCAACAGTTTCGTTAGCAGGTCCAGGAACTGGTGCAACTCCATCTTATACTGAATTTAGAAAAGGCGGAGTGACGGAAATATTTGCAACAGAAGAAGACTCAAACTTTATAGGTGGTGCAAACTATCAATACGTATTAAATAAAGCTCAAAACGGTAACGCAACTCAAATTACATTGTCAGGTGCAGATACAGGAACAGAGGCCAAGTATATTGGTATGCGAATAAGAATTAATTCAGGAACAGGAACTGGACAGTTTGCTAAAATTAAAACTTTTAATCCAGCTATAAAATTAGTTACAGTAGAACAAGAGTCGACCGGCCAACCAGGCTGGGAACACGTCACCGGAATGCCCATAGTAGTAGCACTAGACGAAAGTAGCTTCTATGCTATCGAGCCAAGGGTAGATATACCACTTCCAAGTTTTGCAACATCAACAACAAATTTGAACGCAACAGCTAGATGGCAAGGTATTACATATGGTGCTAATGGATTTGTAGCTATTGCAAAAGGATCAACAACTGGAGCATTATCTACTGACGGATTATCTTGGAGTTCAACTACACTTCCAAGCACAGCTGACTGGCAAGCAGTTACTTTTAATAATGGAAGATATATTGCAGTTGCAGAAGCCGGTAGTGCCGCGGCATATTCAACAGACGGTAATAATTGGAGTACTTCAACACTGCCTACAACATTAGACTGGAGTGATGTATGTGGTAACAGTAATACAGTTATAGCAGTTCCTAGAACAGGTGACAGTACAGGTTCAACAACTATAGCAAGGTCTACTGATAACGGTAGTGCATGGGCCTCAGTGAATGTTGGCTTTACTGCTGACTGGGCTAGTGTATCTTATGGATTAAGCAAATGGGTTATTATACAAGGAGGCGGCGATAAAGCCTACTACAGTATTAACGATGGAGTATCTTGGATAGCAAGTACTCTTCCTTCAAGCCAAGAATGGAATAGAGTAATATTTGCTAACGATAGATTTGTTGCTATATCAGAAAAAAGCGATAGTACAAGATGTGTAACCGCAGTTAGCTTAGACGGAATAACATGGCATGCAGGTAGCATGGAGACAGGTACGTGGAGAGATCTTGCATATGATAACGGATTATTTGTAGCATTAGATCCACTAACAGATATTGTAGCAATGAGTAGAGATGGATTTGCTTGGTATTCAAATATTACTACCTCAGCGGCTGATTGGACTAGCGTAGCGGCATATGACGGAGTTTGGATTGCTGTAGCTAGTGGAACAGATAGTGGTACTAGAATTGTTACAGGTGCAAAAGCAGAAGCGATTGCTATTGTAGGTAGTGGAAGAATTGCAACTTTTGTTATAAGTAATCCAGGTAGTTTTTATCAATCGGCAACTCCTCCTGTAGTCACAGTTTTTGATCCTGTATCAACGTTAGCAGTAACAAACGTAGCAAAAGTTGCTGACGGTGTGCTTGGATGGCCTACTTGGGGTAGTAGGGGAATTAACTACTTCAGTGTTATTGCTACTATTTCAGGCGGAGACGGATATGCTGAACTTTTACAAATTACAGATCGATTAATAGTTAGTAACTTATCAGAAATGCCAGGACCTGGTGATAATATTGCCATATCAGGAATAGACGATGTAACCTTTTATGTTGTTAAGACTATTTCAAGTGGAGGTTCAGCACCAACATTTGATGCTGAATTCCAAATTAGCCCAAGTTTAGGTAGGGCAGAAGCAGTAGCACATGCAACTAATGTTACATTAAGAAAAAATTATAGTCAAATTAGACTTACAGGACACGATTTCTTAGATATTGGTTCAGGTAACTTTACAGATACAAACTATCCAGCATTATATGTATTTGGGTTTGATTCAGTAAATGAACCGCAACAATTTAATGAAGTGTTACAATATGACGGCGGTAGAGTTTTCTACACAAGTACAGATCAAGATGGTAACTTTAGAGTTGGTGAGTTGTTTGAAGTTGAACAGTCAACAGGTACAATATCAATTAATGCTAGTTTCTTTGACCTTAGTGGACTAACTGAGTTAGCACTAGGCGGAGTAGTACTAGGTGGAACAGGTGCTGTTGTTAGAGAATTTAGTACAGACGGCACATTTACAGCTAACTCAAATAACATTGTACCAACGCAAAAAGCAATTGGTATATATGTTAAATCACGTATTTCAAGCGGTGGATCAGATGTAGCAGTTAACAGACTAAACGCTGGTAATATTAGTCTTACAGGTGATAAAATATTTACTCCACTTAATGGAAGAATTAATTTTAATACATCAGTAAATATACAGGGTGATCCAACAGGTACAGCCCCTCATGGAATAGAAGGTAGTATAGTTACTATAGCAATGTTCGCAGGTGGATCAGGTGTATAGAAATATTAAGGAGTATAGGGTTTTGATAAATACAAGTAATAACATTGGAGTTACCCATGGCAGAGTTTAAGTTAGGAAGAATTAGGTTTATTTGGAAAGATGAATGGTCTTCTTCTACCACTTACTATAAGGACGATGTAGTAAGATACGGCGGTAAAACTTTTATATGCATAGTTGGTCACATAGCTCAAACTGACTTTATGTTAGATTTAAATAATGCAACTCCTAAGTGGCAACAGTTTGCTGACGGACAAACCTGGAAAGGTGAATGGGCAGTCTCAACAGTTTATAAAATTAATGACGTTGTAAAATATGGCGGACTGTTATATATTTGTAATACTGGACACGTTTCAGATACTAATAATATTGGAGGTCTTGAAAGTAATTTAGGCGACGATAGTACTGCGGCGTTTTGGGATCTATTCTCAGAAGGGTTTGATTACAAAGGTAATTGGACAGTTAACACTAGATACAAAGTAAATGATATTGTTAAGTATGGCTCTAGGATCTATATTTGTACAGTATATCATGTAAGTTCAGCAACACTGACTCTTGGTTTAGAAACCGATCAAGTTAAATGGGATATGATGAGTGACGGACAAGACTGGAAAACAGATTGGACGATTAATACTCGATATAAAGTCGGCGACTTAATTAAATACGGTGGACAAGTTTATAGAGCAAATACAGGACATACGTCTGCAACAACTATTACATCAGGACTTGAAGCAGATCAAAGTAAATGGGATTATTTTCATAAGGGTATTGAATATCGAGGTGAATGGGCAAATGCAACACGTTATAGAATAAATGATGTAGTAAAAGATTCAGGCGGTACTTGGATTTGTACGACTTATCATACTTCAGATGCAACACACGAAAATTTAAGATTAGATCAATCTAATTGGGCAATTTTTATTGCTGGATTGGAGTTTGAAGATACATGGGGACCATATAGTGAATATCAACCAGGTGACATTGTTACATATGGTGGGTATACATATATTGCTAAAACTAATAATACGCAACAAAAACCAGCAGAACAAACGGCACATTGGCAAGTATTTGTAACTGGGTTTAATTTGCGAGGAGACTACGGAGACGATTCAACAAATCAAGATTACTTAGTTGGAGATGTTGTACGACTAGGAGGATATACATATCTTGCCAAAGCTAACTCAAACGGACAGCGTCCTCCAAACGCAACTTATTGGGATAAGTTAAACGAAGGTGCAAAATGGAAGGCCGCATTTACTAATAGCACTTTTTATGATGCAGGAGATGTTGTAACACAAGGCGTAAATGCATACATTTGTATATTAGCCCATACATCTAATAACGGAGTCAACGATCCAGCAAATGACGGAGCAGGACAATATTGGAACTTCTTATCAGGTGGTGCAGAATCAGGCAACTTAACAACAGCCGGCGATCTAGTTTACTATGGTGGATCAGGCCCACAAAGACTACCAATTGGAAAACCAGGACAAGTACTTAAAGTAAACGACGATGCAACAGCTCCAGAATGGGCTTACTTTGGATTTGTTAATCATGTTTATTACTGTGATAATACTAAGGGTACTGACGGAGAAGCTCCTGGGCACGGTATTACAATGGACCGTCCTTTTAAAACTATTAAATTTGCATGTGAACAAATTCAGTTAGGTGCAAATTTACAAGAAGATAGAAAACTACTAGAACAAAATAGAGCATTTATGCAATCAGAAGTAGTTGAATTTATTGATTGGAGTGTTGCTAATAACAGTGCTCCGTTTACAAGTAGCTTTACATATAACAAGACTAAATGTTCTAGAGATACTGGTATATTAGTAGATTCTATAGCATGGGATATTAGCCATGGCGGAAATGTTAAATCAAGAGAATCAGCACTAGCATATTTTGTTGGAGGCGCTAGCCAAGTATCGGGTCAAGAAAGCCAGACAGTAGCGGCTCTTGATTATCTAAAGGTACTTGTATCTCATGTGCTAGAAAAAACTGATCCAGCAGTAAATTATCAAACATTAAATAGTATTAGCCCAGCAGTTACACAAGTTAAACCGTCGGCACTAACAACATCACAAGCTACAATGTTTAAACCAACAGGAGCGGCATACACTCCTACATCAGGACTACTAGTGCTGACAATTGGTACACATCCATTTAAGGTAGGACAAACTATTAGTATTGGTGAAAGAAGTTTAACGTTTACGTGTGCCCAAGATAGTCATGCAACTAATCACTTCTATCCAAGGAACACTGATCCTGCGGCAGGAAGTTATAGAGCTATTACAGCAGTTACAGCAAATACTATCAGTGTAAATGTAGGTATATCAAGTAATACAACTGCTCACCTATTTGTAAGTTCTCAGGAAAATGCTGTAGCACCGGTTGGGATTGTAGGTACAACAAGACACTTATTAGCACTCACAACCGATGCAATTACAGCAGGAAGTATAAGTGGTGTTCCAGCAGTAGTAAAAGCACAAAAAACTATATTTTGTAAAACAGGACAGTTTTTAGAAACACTTCCTATTAGAGTACCAGAAGATACAGCGGTTGTAGGCGACGAATTGCGTTCGACTAAGATTAGTCCAGCAGGTACAGTAACAGCTTCAGAAGACACTCCAAAAAGTTTAGCATCAATAGCAAGATTAGCGGCAGTTATGCCTACACTAATTAGTAACGGAAATATTACAGAATCAAGTGGTAATAGTGTAACACAAGTAATAACTAGACCAGCAGGCTCAACAGCCGCAGGTAACTATATATCAAACTTGTTTACTGAACTTCATGATTATATTGATTATGGTGCAAATGGTGCATCAGGAGATAGTACTGTTCCTGCATTTAGAGGAACAAACACTCCGAGAACAGATACAGGATATACATATGCTGTAGAAATACTTGAACAAAATAGAGCATACTTAGTAGCAGAAGTACATGCATATATCGCAGTAACATATCCAAATTACGTTTACACAATTACAGCATGTACAAGAGATGTTAATAGATATATTGATGCTGTTAAAATAGATGCAATTTACGATTCAAACTATAATGTGTTTATGGCAGGAAGATATTATTTAAATTCATTAGCAGGTAATAATGCTGAAGATATGTTCTATATGCGTAACGGTTCGGGATTAAGAAACTGTTCATTGAGCCAGTTATCAGGAACTTTAGGTAGTGCAAACGTATACGGAACTAAACGTCCAAGTGCAGGAGCATATGTAAGTTTAGATCCAGGTTGGGGACCAGACGATACAAGAGGATGGGTTACTACAAAGTCACCATATGTACAGAACGTTTCAACATTTGGTACAGCATGTATTGGATTAAAAGTAGACGGAGCCATACACAATGGTGGTAATGATAGTATTGTTGCTAACGACTTTACACAAATTTTAAGTGATGGTATTGGTTTTTGGGTTAGTAACTTAGGTAGAGCAGAGCTTGTTAGTGTGTTCACGTACTATTGTCATATCGGATATCTTGCAGAATCAGGTGGTAAAGTTCGTGCTACAAATGGTAACAATTCATATGGTGATTTTGGATCAGTTGCTGAAGGCATTGATGCAACAGAGTCACCAGTAACTGGTAAGGTAGATAACCGACAACTTGAAGCACAAGTTGGAGCTGTTCTTACTGATGGCGCAAATGAAATTTTACAATTAGAATATTTAAATGCAGGACAAGGATATACAACTGAACAAACAAGTGGTATTCTTACAGTTGATACGCTTAGTGGCGGTGATTCAAGTCGTGTAAAAGGAACTTATCAAGGAATTGTAGGAGCAAGTGCAGGATCTGGTACAGGACAGGAGTTTACATTACAAGTTGAAGCAAATGGTGTGTATACTGTTACAGTGACTAAAGCAGGGACAGGACATGCAGAAAATGATACTATTACTATCGCTGATGGATTAATAGGCGGCGGCGGCGGTGTGTCAGCAACATTTGATGTTGCAACTATCGGAGCGGCAACACAATATTCGATTGCTGGTGAAGGATTTGGTGCGGCAGTAAGTGCTACTAATATTGCTAACGGAGGCGTATTTGAAGTACAAGTTGATGCTGATAGTAGTACGTTCGGCGGCGACGGTTATAAAGAAGTTGCAAGTAACGCACAAGCAGGAAATACAACTCAAATTAGTTTAGCGGCGACAGATGTTAGTGGTACTGGTGCATATAATGGTATGAGTATATACATTCTAAGTGGGCTAGGAAAAGGCCAATACGGTGTAATTAACACATTTGACTCCGGTACTAAAATAGCAACAATATTAAAAGAATCAGATGGATCAAGTGGCTGGGAACATGTAAAAGGTTCAGCAATTGAAGCATCATTAGATTCAACTACTGCTTATATCATATCACCTAGAGTTATATTTGATGCTCCAGCAAGTGGTACTAGGGCTAGAGGTAGAGCAAGAGTATCAGATGAGAAAGTTGTTGAAATTAGAATTATTGAACCAGGAAGTGGTTATAGTGCAGGTAGCCCTCCAGTAATGACACTTGTTGATCCAAACAATACTATTGAAATGGCACACACTGTTAGAGTAGGCAACGGCGTATTAAGACAACCTACATTCTCAAATAGAGGTACTAACTATATTACAGCTACAGCTACAATAAGCGGTGACGGTTTTGCTGATATTAATCAAACAGGAACTAAGATTCGAGTAGATGGATTAACATCAACTCCGCAAAAAGGATCAAATGTAGAGTTTGCAAGCATATCAAATAAATGGTATAAACTTGTTGCAATTACTAACTTGACAGGCAACGGACCATTTAGCGGATTACTTCAAGTAAGTCCAACAATTGGAGCTGATGAAAGACCACCGCATGACAATGCAATTACAATACGTAGACGTTATAGTCAAGTACGTTTAACAGGACACGACTTCTTGGATATTGGTACTGGTAACTTTACTAATACTAACTATCCAGGTGATCCGTCTACCCTACCAGATGCTACAAAAGAAACAAGTGATTTTGGCGGAGGACGAGTATTCTATACAAGTACAGACCAAGATGGTAACTTTAGGGTTGGTGGATTATTTAACGTTGAACAGGCAACAGGTATTGCTACACTAAACGTTGAAGCATTTAACATTAGCGGATTAAACGAACTACAGCTAGGTAGTGTCGCATTAGGTGGCGCTGGTGCAGTTATTAATGAATTTAGTACAGACGGTACATTTAGTGCAGACAGTGATAGTATTGTTCCTACACAGAAAGCAATTAAAACTTATATTACATCACAAATTGGTGGTGGTGTTGCTACTCTTAATGTGAACAGTGTAACAGCTGGTGTAATTGAAATTACAGAAAATAAGATATCAACCACCAGTGGAGGCAAGATTAACATAAATAATGTTGTAAACTTCAAAGGTGGAATAGATGGAGCACCTGTAGCATTACAAATGTTCTTACTAAACTAAACTTGAAAATGGAGAAGAAAAAATGGCAACAGGAAGATTAGGCGCAAACGATATGGCTTCGGGCACACTTACTACGGTATATACGTGTCCGGCTGATACTTATGCGATTGCGAGTTTAAACCTTTTGAATAGGGGAAACCAAGCTCTTACTATGCGAATCGCAGTAGCGGCGGCTGATACTCCTACACTAGGTGAATATATAGAATACGAAGTAGAAATATTATCTAAAGGAGTACTTGAAAGAACAGGTATTGTTTTAGCCGCAGGACAAAAAATTGTAGCATATGCTAGTGGACCAAATGTGTCCGCAGTAGCTATGGGTATAGAAACTTCAACAGCGTAAAGGAAAAGGAAAACAACCATGGGAAGATATATTACAACAGTTGGAACTGCAGGGACTACTACAAGAGAAATTAGTACAACCTTTAGTGCCAGTGTAAACGACAGAATACTAGCAAATACTGCAAGTAGTGCTTATACAATTACATTACCGACAAACTCAAGTTTGTTAGTATCAGATACTATTCAAGTTATTGATATTTCAAATAATGCAGGTAGTAATAATTTAACTATTGGCAGAAATAGTAGCAAAATTAACGGTGCATCAGAAGACTTAGTTATTGACGTAAGTGGAGCTATTGTATCACTAATTTATACCGGCACAACTTACGGTTGGGTAGTTGGCGCAGTTTAAAAGAAAGATTATTAAAGGAAACCAGGTATGGCATCATTAGAAACACTCATTAAAGCTAGAATTCCAGTAGGAACTGAAGAAAATTTAGAAACTGGTAGAATTTATAGTTTCACTGAAGGTACTACATATTCCAAGGCATGTAAGTGTTGGTGTTGGTGTCCTGGAGCAGGCTCAGGTACCGTAGACATTGAAGTTTGGGGAGCAGGCGGCAGTGGCGCAAAGATGTGTTGTTGTGGAGGTGGACTTCCAGGTAATTCAGGAGCATACGCTAAGAAAACAATTACAATGAACACAAGCACATACTTATATGGTTGTACAGGATTTGCTTGCGGTAATTCAGACGCACTATGTTTTAGAGGCTGTTCAGAACCAACAACTGTTTGCTGGCAAAGTACTTCAACAAACGGTTGTATATGTTCTAGAGGCGGCAAAGGTGGACATAGTATGTGTTCAACAAATTCAAGTTTATACTGTTGCTTTAGAGCACAAGGATATTGTACAACTAATGTAGGACCAAACTGTGGTACTGTTTGTAATATGTGTTCAGGTGCATTATGTGCTATTGCATATGGTGGAGATATAAATAGATGCGGAAATATTTCATGCATGGGTTATCATGGTTGTTACCCAGGATGTATATGTTTCTTTAGATCTTATGTTGCATTTCCTCCAGGAATGATTTCAGAGTGCGGAGGAATTGTTGGATTTGCTAACTCTAATGATAGTTCAGCATCACGTTGGTCAGGTATGGGATACGGACAAACAGTTGCTATGTTAGCAGGAGCGGGTAGACAGCCAGGAGGCGGTATACCATGGAAAGCATGTTACAGAAGTGATATGAGTTGTGGTTGTTACCAAACTAACGGTTGTCAAAGTACTGTACCATACGGAGTTGGCGGACACGGAGCATTTCCTTGTCCTGGAGTTAGAGACTCAGGCCACAGAGGTGGTATGGGTGCAATCAGAATCAAGTATGTGCAAAGTTAAGGAGTAGGAACGAAAATGGCAACATTACAATCAATATTACAATCAAGAGCAGGTTCTACTACAGAAACTAATCTTGAACCTGGTAAAATTTGGGCTTATTCCACCGTGACAGATTATACTACATATGGTGGGTGTCATTGTTGGATTTCACCAGGTAACGGAACAGTAGATTTAGAAGTGATTGGAGCTGGAGGTAGTGGATCAAGAATGTGTTGTTGTTCATCAACTCTTCCAGGAAACTCAGGCGCATATGTTAAAAAAACAGGACTAGCAGTAACAGGCAGTTGTTATATATGCATGTATGCTGGTAAGAGTTGTAGAAACGCTAGTCAACTGTGTAACAGAGGATGTTCAGAAGCCGGAATGGCTTGTTGGACAGGTGGCGGTACAAGCGGTTGTATATGTGCAGAAGGTGGTAGATCAGGAACTAGTTTTTGTAGTACAGGAACAGCACGAAGGTGCTGTATGATGGCTAACTCATTTTGCGGAACAACATACAGTGGATATTGTGGACTTGTATGTAACCATTGTCCAGGTGCTTGGTGTGCGTGTGCATACGGCGGTGACGTAAACAGAATGGGAAATATTAGCTGTAGTACATACTGGCATTGCTATCCAAACTGTAACTGTAGTACAATCCATCACGTTGCGATTGCTCCAGGTTACTTTAGTGAATGCGGAGGAGTTGTTTCATACGGATTAGATGGCGATAACGGCCACTCTGAATGGTCAGGTATGGGTTTCCAGGGATATATACAAGCACTAAATTCAATGAGTAGACAACCAAGTCAAGGCGCGGCCTGGACTGAATGTTGGGACGGTGCAAGAATATGTCAGTGTTATGACACACAAGGGTGTACAATGTATGTACCACACGGATCAGGTGGTCCAGCGGCAACACCATGTTCGGGCGTTAGAGATAATGGTTGGGCAGGCGGAGACGCCATAATTAAAATTAGATATGTAGCATCTTAATAAATAAAACGGAGAGAGAAATAAAATGGCATTAAATATAACATTCGAGGTAACATTACCCGACGAACCTTATCATAAAACTACAACCAAAGGCGATAAGTTTACATGCACTTACACTGGCCCACGCTATGTGTTGATGCAAATAGACAGAGACGACTTTCAAGTACGTGAAGGCGGCAGAGGCGACAAACCAACTGACGATTCTGTAAATGAAAAATACTTTGAACAAGACGATTACTTCTACTTACTAGTAGATGCAACAAAAGATGCAGATAGTGCATTTTATTGTGCATATGTAACACACGAATATACACATCCAGATGTGGAAGATTTTAGCTGTACAGAAAAAGATGCAGATGGAGAAGAATTTACTTGGACACACCAGTATGAAGGTACAACAGGTATGCTAGGACATCTATATTGGGCAGAATCATTACTACATAATCCAGGCGGAGCAGGATGGTCAGGGCCTACTTTTAGAGAACATGTAAACGATTGGGCATCAATGGTTTCGTCATGTAAGGATCAAGCAGAGTCAATTGATGCGGCTCTAGATGATAGTAATCAATCAATTTCAGATGCTGATAGAGCTATATTAACTACTAGAAGTACTTGGTTAAAGACAGTAGAAAAAAAATATGAAAAAAACGACCATTGGAAAATTCCATTTCCAGAGGCACCATTACCACAGTTTGATCTTCCAGACTAAACTAATTTAACTCTCATCCAGTCTAGACTGGGTTCAACGTGTATACTTGATATATATTATTGGACCCAGTCTTTTTTTATGGAGTATAGAGAGTAATATGACAACAAGATCAAAAGCGTTTTTTTTAAATGGCGGAGCAGGAAGAATGCTTTGTTCAATACCAGCATTAGAATTATATGAACAAGAGTCAGGTGATAAAGACTTTGTAGTTGTGTGTGAAGGCGGCACAGATATGTTTAAAGGGCATCCAACGCTGGATGCTAGAGCATATGACCCCTGGCATAAAAATTTATTTAAGGACGTATTAAAAGGAAGAGATGTAGTATATCCAGAACCATATAGAGTTTGGGAATATTATAATCAGTTATGTAGTTTAGCACAAGCATTTGATATTGAATTAAACGCAAAGGGTATAAGAGAGCTTCCTAAACCAACATTAAAACTTAGCAAAGACGAACTACTTGTTGGCAGAAAACTAATTAATGAGATAAAAGAAAAAATTAAAAAAGACAAGTTATTAATACTACAGCCTTTTGGTAGAGGTATTGAAATAATTGACGATACTCCAATGGATCATACTGCAAGAAGTTTTGAGTTTACTGATCTTAAAAAGCTAATGAAAGAGTTAGAGAAAGATTTTGCACTTATTATGATGAGCGAGCTTAAAATTGATCTAAAAGGTGAAGGACTAAAACGTGAAGTAGCAATGCCTGAAGGATTAAATATTAGGCAATGGGCCGCAATGATTAAATATGCAGATCACTTTTTAGGTTGTGATAGTGTAGGACAACATTTAGCATATGTTGTAGGAACAGAAACCACAGCAGTACACGGTGCAACATTTCCAGTAAATGTATCTTATCCTAACACTGATAACTTTAACGTATTAGATCTAGGAATGGATGAACGAATTTACGATCCTATACGTATTGTACAAGAAGAGTCGACTCATAGACATAATGAAAATTTAATGGCAATGGACGATAAAATTAGAGACTACGTTCTTGGAGTCGTAAAAGGAACAATTAAACATACTAGCGGTGATATCGAACCTGAAATGATCGAAAAGAAATAATGGCAAGATTATTTGTATTAGGTTGTAGTTTTACAAATTATGCATGGCCTACCTGGGCTGATATGTTAGGTACAGAGTTTGAGATATACGAAAACTGGGGATACCCAGGATTAGGCAATCAAGCAATATGTGAAAGATTAGTTGAATTGCATGCTAGAGAACATCTTACAAAAAATGATATAGTAATTATTCAATGGACCAGTCATTTAAGAAATGATTATCATACAACTGACACTCGTAGAGAGGGTGTCCTAGAAGGAGTTGGTTGGAAAACTTGTGGAAGTATTTTTAATTATATTAACTCTGAGTTATATAGTGATGAATGGATTAAGACATTTTGGGATGAAACTAGTTATACAATGCATTTACTAAACAATATTGTATTAGCACAAGGGTTTTTAAAAAATATAGATTGTAATTGGTATATGACTAGTATGGGAGAAATTGAAAAAATGAATTCAGACTATCCAGACGGTTTACAAGGAGAAGTAGGAAGCACTAGTAATATATGGAAAGATATCCCGCCATTAGGTATGTATAAAGATTTAATTACAAATGATAGATGGATTAGACCTGTAGGTACTACTGCTTGGAATAGCAAGATTGACCATTTTAAATTTAAAGGTCCAGATTATAAATTTATTACTGATAGACATCCGAGTATTGATCAGCATGCTGAATACTTATTAACTGAAGTAAAACCAAAGATTAATAATAGCCAGAATTTAAGTAAATTATCAAAAAAATGGATAGATAAAGTTAATAATATATATAAGAATACACATAAAGATTTTGATAATTTTTGTGAAACAATATATAAAAACTTGCCTGAGTGGCAAGGTAATAGATACAGAGGATTTTAAATGAGTAAAAAACCAATTTGGATCGCGGCAATCGCAAGAGGACATAATGCAGGAGTTTGTTTACTTAAGGACGGAGAAGTAATATTTTCAGTTGAAGAGGAAAGACTATCAAGACAAAAGTATGACGGTGGACCTTTTGCGAGCATGGTTAAAATACTAGACTACACTGATAAGATTGACTATCTTGTAGTTGCACATACACAACCTTTACAAGAAACAGCAGGTAAAGTAGATTATAGTGGTGATGATGTTTATACAGGACTAGCAAGAAAATTAGGATTAATTGATCAAAAAGCAAACAATACATCTTTTGAACATCCTCAAGTAATTGACTTAGCATTTATGCATCATAAATTACATAGTGCATGTGCATTTTATAGAAGTGGATTTGATAGTGCAGTTAGTGTAATCGTTGACGGAGCCGGTACATTTGTTCCATTAGGAATTAATAGTGAACAAGTAATGAGTTGGGAAGTTGAAAGTATTATTGACTGCGACTATCCTGCAGAATTTAGTACTAAATTTAAGGTATATGGCACAAGGGAACCTATTCCAGGAGGCATGACTAAAATGCAATCGGATATGTTTGGCGAAACTGGAGAAAGTCATGTAGCCATAGTTTCAGATAGAGCTGGTATTACTAAAGTGTACGAAGCAGTAACACAGTATTGTGGCTGGAGTGGAATTGAAGCAGGAAAAACTATGGGACTATTTCCTTATGGTAAAGAAAATAGTAGTATACCTAAATTATTTGACGATCAATCTCTCTATCCTTTATCAAATAGAAACCTAATTGTTCCTAACTATCCTAACGGTGCTATAGTAAATAGTGGCATATATGAATTTCTAAATGAAATAAATCAAATGGAAAACCAAGATAAGGATCTGTCTAAGCTAGATAGTAGACGAGATATGGCATATGCTTGTCAAGTAGAAACTCAGGAACAAGTCGTAAAATTGATTAAACAAGCTGTTGAAGAAACAGGAAAGAAAAAAGTAGTTATTAGTGGAGGATATGGATTAAACTGTGTTGCTAACTATCATTACTTAGATGTACTTAAAGACGAAGGAATTGAAATCTATGTTGAACCAGTAAGCAACGATGCAGGCACAGCAATGGGTGCGGCAATGATGTTTTGGTACGGGTTGGAAGAAGATTCAAATGTAAAACAAACACAATCTTTATATCTAGGTCCTGATAATAACTATACAATTGATGATATTATTAGTAAAACATCAGCAGTAGAAGGTATTTCTATTGAAGATGCTACTAACTATAATATTGTTGAACTATTAACACAGAAAAATATTGTTACTATCTTTCAAGGTAAAAGTGAAAATGGACCACGTGCATTAGGTAATAGAAGTGTACTATTTGATCCAACATTTGAAGATGGAAAAGACTTTGTTAATGGAGTTAAACATCGAGAGTATTTTAGACCATTTGCTGGTAGCATATTACAAGAAGATGTACACGAATGGTTTGATTTGCGAGGAATGGATGATAGTCCATACATGATGTATGCAGTAAATTGTCAACCGGGTATTGCAGAAAAAATACCAAGTATTATTCATGTTGATGGTACATGTCGTATACAGACTGTTACAAAGGAACAGAATTCACATTATTACGATCTAATTAAAACATTTAAAGATAAAACAGGTACTCCGATACTATTTAATACAAGTTTTAATTTAGGCGGAGAGCCGTTAGTTGAAACATTAGAAGATGCTATATGGACATTACAACAATCAAACATCGAGTACTTGTACTTGCCTGAATTTAAGAAACTTATAACGGTTGCCAATAAAGAATGACGATAAATACATTGTAGACTGTAGGAAACTATAATGGATTTAACCAAATTCCTCAAACGAGGACTTAGAAACACAATATTACTTAAAGGCGGAACCAACTTTTCATATGAAGGTATGTGGAAAGAAGTTCAGCAAGATTTAACAATTGACTCTTGGCATATGGGAGATTTTTCTTCTGCTGAATATACTCTTAACATCGAACTTGGTAGAGATGTTAAAGAAATAATAAAGATATTGTTAACAGCTTCCCCAAATGATGCGTCTGTTGTAGTATATGGTAGAGCCAGTACTACCAGAGATTTAGTTAGTGTTACTGCTACAGTTGATAATTCTTTAGTACAGTTAATTCTTAATCCAAAAACGGCCGCTGATAAAGGAGCCAAGGCGTATTTCTCTGCAACATATTTCCGTAGTCATACGTGATACAAGAGTGGATAAATATATTATATTGGAGATGTTGAGTGGCTATAGAATACCGTCAGTTTGAATCAGACTTTGGATTTAAAAGTCCAGGATTTACTGTGGATGACGCAGGCAATGTTGTTGTTACTTCTTTAAGTTATGTAGGGGGAAGTTCATCTAGTGCAACTGGTGATTATACTGTCACTGAAACAAGTTCAAATTTTAGATTAGCAAGTGACGATTTTACTGTTGCCGCTACTAATAATCCTAGTATTGAAATTACTAGAGGAACATCATATTCTTTTACACTTACTAGTTTAAGTACCGTAACGTTTAATATATTAAACACAGACGGCTCTAGTCTATATAATACCGGCCTTGCACATACTGCTACAGACAATACTATTACAAACGGATTAGCGGCGCAAGGTAAACAGTCAGGAAAAGTAGTATTTTCAGTTCCGGCTGATGCACCTGCTACATTATACTATGGAGATGCAGACGGTTTTCCAAAAGGTACACTTACTGTTGTAGATCCAATTGTTACAGGAACAGGTAGTTTTAGCGACCTTGTTGTAACAGGTGCTTCTTCATTACAAACACTATCAATTAATTCAACTACTAATTCAACCGATGTTGGAGTAGGTGCATTAATTGTTCAAGGCGGTGCTAGTATTGCAAAAGATGTTTTTATAGGCGGTACATTAACTTCGTCAAGTTTTAAAGCAAACGGAGTTGGAGTTGCTGAATTTGAAGCAGGGACTAATATAGTATTAACTGCCGGTAACAAAATAGAAATTGTTGTTGAAGATGTACAACGTGGAATAATTAGTGCTACTGGGTTAACTGTTCCAGTAGTCGATACTACAATTAATAATACCTCCATAGGAGCGACAACAGCTTCTACAGGAGCATTTACGTCAGCTACCGTTACTAAGGATGCAACTTTACAAACAGACATAAGTAATAAGAAGTACGTAGACTCAACAGCAACAGCATTATCGATTGCACTAGGAATTTAGAACGTGGCAAAAAAGAGAATTCATAATTATATATTTAAACCAGGAATAGGTTATACTGAAAATTTATATCCTAATGCATATTCTTTATTAAACAGTAATAGAGCGTTCTTACTTGCAGAAAGTCTTGCATACATTGACCAAGAAATTATAGATGCTACTAAATGTCAAAGAGATATCGGATATATAATTGACGGTGTTGCATTTGATGTTGCACTACAAACAAATTTTAGTACACTATTCTTAGGAAGAGCTGAACGTTACTCTGTTGATAACTCTAATACAGTAATAAGAACAATTAATCGAACTAAAACAAGTGTAGCGGCACTTACTGATGTAGCGGCTGATGCTACATCGCTATCTAGATCTAATGCGGCATTTACTGAAATACTTGATATTATACAAAATAATTCACCTAATACATTAACATTAACTAATCCAACAGATGCTACTGCTAGTAGAATAGCCGCTAAAGATAAAATTATAGCAAACAAAGATTTTTTAAGAAATGAAATTATTGCATGGACTAATGTAACTTATCCTACATATGATGCAACTCAATCAAACGGTGTTTCATCTGGAGCCTGTGATGTAAAATATGCTATTGAAGCGGCCGCCTATGACATATTATATGGCGGAAACAGCGGAAGTTATGACGTAGCAAAACTATTCCCTAACTCAGCGGCATCTACGGTGAGCTTATCTGGTACACATCAAACACATGTTGTAGCGGGATACGGAAGATTAAAAACGATCATAGCCCAAGTAGTATTAGGAACTACAGTTTCAGTAACTGCTGGAAATAGTACAGTCCAAGTTACATCAGGAACAAATGCAGATTCTTCAGACGGAACAGTAGTTACAAGTTTAATTGATATCTTTAACGATGTACTACAAACAGGTGCATCTACTTTAGCTGGGTTAACTAGAACAGTGCCAGCTATTACATGGGCGTCCACAGGAATACAAACAGCAAAAGCGGCAATTGATACTAACAAAGCAACAATAGTTGCGGCTGTTACTTTTCCAACTACATATTCATATAACCAAACAAAATGTCAAAGAGATTTAGGATATATGCTAGACGCATATAAGTACGATCTTCGCTATGGTGGAAATAGTAAAACATACAAGTATGCTAAAAAGTATTGGGACGGTGATGTTGCACAAATTGACGGTAACAGGGTTCCAGAGATTGATACCCATGCACACATTGCTGATTTAATAAACAATTATATTTTTCCACAAGTTACATGGACTAAATTAGGATCAGTAGATCAAGTTACTGATGCAACTATAGCATACGAAGGATCAGCAACAACTACACGTATTACAGAATTATCTAATTTACTTATTGATACTATAACAACAGGATTAAGTGCGTTACCTACTTTCGTAGACACAGGGGCAGGATATATTAAATTTATTGGAAACTATAATAGTTCCGATATACTTTTAATAACAAACACATCAGATAACGAAGTTATATACAGCTTTAATGAACCTCTTAAAGGTGGGCTTACCGAAATAAGCCAAGGAACTGTAGGCGATCCAATTGGACAACAGTTTTATGCTGATCCTGACTTTGCAAAATATTTACAAGTAACAGATGCAGTTACTACTATTCAATTAAACTTTAATACCGCTTCAGGTTTATCAACAGACGAACTACAAATATTTGTTGACACTGACGAACTTGTTGTAAGACCATACGAGTTTGGAACAGATGCTATTGAACGTATGCGAGTTGCACCGCCATTAAGTATGCTTGATGCTGACTTTGAATACGGACTACAACCTACTAAATGGTCGGCGATTGCTACCATGAGAGGGTATCCATCAGTATACGAAATACCTGGCACAGAAACTGATGTAAGCCTAGTAAGGACTGATAGTTCAGCAGGTACCGGCGGTGTTGGTGCATCTTTAATTGTTGTTACTACTGTGGGTGCTCACGGTTTTGAAGAAGGCGATGCTATCACACTTAAAGGATTAAATCAAGGAGTAATAGGTACAGCAAGGGCTGAAGGTGCATTTATTATTACAGAAGTTCCTAGTCCGACTACATTTACATATTATGCTAAAGCAAAGGTAGGTTCCGGCGGAACAATAGACATTCAAGTAGAATCTACACAATTAAGAAAAGCTGGCTTTTACACTGGAGCATCTATAGGTGAATCACCTGGTGTTGTAGTACAAAGTAACGGTAGTAGTGGTACAATATCACCAGCGTTAGTTGTTCCAACAGGCGAAGATATTATTCCATTTACAGTAGTTACTGGTGCGGCACCAGAGATAGGTTCACCATTAACAGGAACAGGAATTCCAACAGGTGCTCAGGTAACTGGTAAGGTAGGTCCGGGAGGAGTTATAGTAACTCCAGTAATGACTGCTGATACAACCCAAGGATCAACATCAATCGAAGTTCAAAGTGTAACAGGAGTAGCAATAAATCAAGCCGCTGATCGAGGTGATGGACAAGCAATGATTGTTAATAGTGTTGCAGGCACTACTATTAATTTTAATGATGCATTAACAGCAGAATTTAAAGGTAACTTAGTAACCTATACTGATGTTAACGGTGTTAATGATACTTCAAACGGTAATGGATTGATATTAAACGTTAGCAGAGCTAGCGGAAGCTATACTGTTGATTCTATTGTAATATCCGGAGAAAGTTATGAAGTAGGAGATCAGTTAGTTATTTTAGGTGATGTTGTAGGCGGTACATCACCAGCAAACGATATGAGTATTGTAGTTAATAGTATTGATACAGCAGGAGAAGTATTATCTTTAACTGTAAGCGGAACGGCATTTGCTGGGAATGGAACTTTTAATTCTGTAACTGCTACATACTTACACAATAATGGTGATGGTGGGATATGGAATGTTACATACGATGGCGGTGTATATTCAGGAACATTAGTTGAACCATCGTATTCTAACCAAACAGGTACTACATCAGGTGGAGCAGGTACAGGAGCAATATGGAATGTTACATCAACAAATAATACATACGGTATTACTATTGATCCAAATGAAGTTGGAGTGACAGGGTATTCTCAATATGACTTAATCAAAATTCCTGGTAATACGCTAGGAGGTGCAACACCTGATAACGATGCACAAATAACTATTACTTCAATTAACTCTGTAGGATTTCCTACAAACTTTACTGTTGCAGGTAACGGTGCAAATGCACAAAATAACTATATAGGTGTTACATATTCAACTAATGGCTCCGGTGTTGGAGCAACTTTAAATATTAATGCTGTGGGGTCAACATATACTGCGGCATTTTCAGTAACAGGATCAGGATTTTCTGTGGGGAATACTGTAACTGTGTTAGGTACACAGTTAGGTGGAACAACACCAGCAAATGATTGTACAATTACTCTTGATACAGTTGATACAGGTGGTGAAATACTTACATTTACAGTAACAGGTACAGCATACAATGTTGCTACATATAATAATGTTAGTAATGGTACAAATTTAATAGGTTCGGGTGCATCCTTTGACGTAGCTAAAAATGGTACATCATATACAGTATCACTAAATGCAAGCGGTGCTGATTATGCACCAAACCAAACTATTACATTACCAGGTATTAACTTTGGAGGTGCAACACCCAATAACGATCTTGTGTTAACAATTACTGATGTAGATAATGATTCAACACTTACAGCAGGACCATTATTAACATTTAATGCAGTAGGTACAGCAACAAGAGGAACAAACGGGTATGTTGTAAATGACGTATTAAAAATTAGTGGTGGTCAATTTACTAACGGACAAAACGTTACTAACGATATGATTATACTTGTTACTGGTGTAGGCGGAGCTGGTAATATTACTTCAAGTTCTTATTCAGGAACAGCACCAAATGCTACAGCCACGTATAATGCTGTAGCCCCGAGTGGCGGTACTGGTTCAAGTTTAACTCTTGATGTTACACGAACCGGAGCAGTATACAGCCTAGTATTAAATGATGTAGGTAGTGGATATGTAGCGGCTGAAACATTAACAATAGTGGGTGCATCATTAGGTGGATCAACACCAGCAAATAATGCTACAGTTACAATTGACGGAGTAGACGGATCAGGTGCTGTTACTTCAGCAAGTATTTCAGGTGCGGCAGCCAATGCTGGATCAGCAAATGGACTAGCATCTGAACAAAATCCAGGTTCAGGCGCAACATTTAACGTTGGATTAAGTGGTGGAAGTTATACTGTAACTATAGCTAGTGCTGGTAGCCAGTATGTTGCAAATCAAAAGTTTAAAGTACTAGGTGAAAACTTATCAGGTATAACTCCTACAAACGATGCAGAAGTAACAATTAGTAGTGTTGATGCTACTGGTGCAATTACTGGTGCTAGTATTACAGGATCAGGGTCTACTGACGTAGCATCATTTGTAAATGTTGTTGTAAGTAATGCTTCGCTTACTGGTAACGGTGCTGACTTTAATATCTTAAGAGATGGTACATCAGCTGATAGTAGTGTAGGTATATATACTGTTACAGGTAGTAATCAAGGTAGCGGATACGATGTAGGTAATAGAATAATTATTGGAGGAGGATCTGTTGGCGGAACTCCTCAAACAAACGATATTACTATAAGTGTTGCAAGTATAGATAGTGCTGGTGCGATTGTAACATTTACATATATCGGTGATGCATTTGCTGGTACTGACTTACAATTATATTCAACAACTACAATAGATTCGGCAGTTACAGCGCCATTAAGCACAAGTCAAAATATAACTTTTGAGGCACTAGCAACATTAAGAATTACATTTACTACACCGCACGGACTTGTTCCAGGTGATACATTTATTACTACGGTATCAAGTGATAGTGGATCCAATAATCATAACTTAGCGGCAGGATCGTTCTTAGCAATCGCAGTTCCAACAAAATTTACACTAGATTATACAGCTAGATCAGTTGGGGCTATTGTTACTTCAGGTACTGATATTATTAGTGCTATTGTTTATCCAAGACCTGATAGCTTCTTTATACATAGACCGTACGATGGAGGTGTACAACTAGGAACTGGTGGACCTCAACACGGAGCTCAAGCAATACGTCAAAGTAAAAAGTATATTAGATACCAATCAGGTAAAGGTATTATGTATACAACAGGTGCATTATTTGCTCCAAGTTATGACCTAAGAGGTGCAACAGCTAATGGTGTAGAAACAGGCTCAACAATTACTGTCGTTACAGATGATAACGATCACGGATTACAAATTGGTGCAATTATTAAACTTATTGGTATTGATACTCCGGGATATAATGGCACATATACTGTTAATGACGTTACAGATGAGCGTACTTTTGAAGTTACTGCTGGTTTAAGATTAGGTGCTACAACTGCTACTTTAAGTTTTAATGCACAAGTTTCAACTAGTAAATGGCACGGTGCAACAGTGCGTTCAGGTATTTTTGATGATCAAAATGGAATCTATTGGGAATACGATGGTACTAACTTATTAGTATGTCAAAGAACAAGTACTAAACAAGTTGCAGGTACTGCAACTATATCACCTGATACAAATGTACTAACAGGTACAAATACTAGATTTCAAGATCAATTGAAAGCAGGAGACAGAATTGTTATTAGGGGAATGACACATGTTGTTGCTCATGTTAATAGCCAAACTGAAGTTAATGTTACACCGGATTATAGAGGTGTTAATACTGCGGTAGGTTGTAAGGTATGTTTGGTAAGTGATAAAAAAGTTAGACAGTCTGACTTTAATCTAGATAGATTTGACGGAACTGGGCCAAGTGGTTACAACATTGATGTAGCAAAGATGCAGATGATCGGTATTGAATACAGTTGGTATGGTGCTGGTTTTATTGAATTTATGGTACGTGGTGCTGACGGTAATTTTATCTATGCACACAGAATGCGTAATTCAAACATCAATACAGAAGCATTTATGCGTACAGGTAACTTGCCTGTGCGTTACGAAATTACTAATGAAGGTGCATTAGGTAGATTAAAAAATGCATTAGGTACTGGTGATACCATACTTTATTTAGATGATGTAGATTTCTTTCCAAATGCTGGAACAGTATATATTGATAACGAACTCATAACTTATACTGGTAGAGATGAATCAACTAATACATTTACAGGTTGTAATAGAGCGGCATCATTAACAAATTTTCAATCAGGCGCACTAAGAACTTATACAGCAGGCCCGGCGGCAATACATACAGCAAAAACTGGAGTAGTGTTGGTAAGTAACACTTGTACTCCACTTATATCGCATTGGGGATCTGCATTTATTACAGATGGCGGATTTGACGATGATCGAGGTTACATCTTCTCATACGCTGAACAAGGTCTAACTATTAGTACTACAAGACAAACAGCATTTTTGATTAGACTAGCACCAAGTGTATCAAACGCTATTACAGGTGACTTAGGTGATAGAGAACTATTAAATAGAGCTCAACTACTACTAACAGGACTTGAAATTACAAGTGAATCAAGTACTGGCGGTATTGTTGTTGAAGGTGTTCTTAATCCTCAAAACTATCCTACTAACCCGTCATTGGTTGGTTGGTCAGGATTATCAGGACTTGCACAAGGTGGACAACCTAGTTTTGCTCAAATTGCTTCAGGCGCTGGTATTACATGGTCAACTGGTGCGGCGGCGACAACAACGACACTTACTGCACAAGGTACCATAACAGCTCAGCTAGATAGTGGAATATATAATACAAATAATAATTCAAGTTATGTATTTGTTAGTGGTATTGATTATAGAACTACATTTGGTTCAAATGATATTGAATTTGTTGTTGGACGTACTATAACTGGTGCAAATATTAGTAGTAATACAACCATTAACGACGGATATATTGACAGTAGTGGTAATTATGGGTATTTTAGATTGAGTCGAAGAACAAGTGGTAGTATTGGTACAAACCAATCAAACTACTTTTCGCTAACTGAAGGTGGCGATCAAGTTAATACAAACTTTGCATTAGTAACACAAGCAAGTTGGGAAGCATCGGGCGGTACAAACGGAACAAATGTTGATCCAGGAACATCAAGTCCAAACTTTCCATCAGGTACACTAATTAACAACGTTGAACAAAAGAATTTTGCTGGTACAACATATTATCGACTTACATTTAATAACGCAATGGACGGAACACTAACAGCAGGTAGCGGTACAATTACGCTACAGTTTATTCAACCACCGTTTGCTCAACCAGGTGAAACAGTACTATCGTTTATTGCTACACCAAATGAGAGAGCGTCACTAGACTTATCACAGTTGAAAGAACTTACAAATACTACATTAGGCGGTAGAGGAACATTTCCAAATGGTCCAGATGTTTTAGCAATTAACGTTTATAAAACAACTGGCTCAGATGTAGTAGCTAATTTGATTCTACGTTGGTCTGAAGCTCAAGCCTAAGCGTGTATATTATAGTTTACAATACACCTAGGTACGTCAGTTGGATAACCGCCTGCATGTAAATGACTGCCGTCAAACAATACAACCCGGCCTTTTTTAGGAGATACTCGTTGTTTCTCTACTAGCTTAAAATTATTTTCTATTGTTTTATCTTCAAAGAATACAGTATCTCCGTCTGAATCATTTACGTAATATATTAATGCTAAATGAGGTAAGGGTAAATCTGTATGCGGTCTGTAGTGAGGAAGTTTAGTCTTATGTGGAACTGTAATAAACAGTCTTGCTTGTATTATGTCAATTAGATTCATTTCTAGTTTTTCAAATACAATTTGAGGAACTTTGCTAAAATTTCCAAAGTGATCAGTGTTAGTAGTACTACTTTTAAATACATGTTGGAAGCTAACCGGTAATGGATTTTCACCATCAAACGCTGTAGGTTCTACTTTACAAGTTAAAGGAAGCATAGCATTAATATCTGTGCTTCCAAAAACTTGCATATGTAGATAATCTTGTATTTCAATTGGGATTAGATCATCACGTACTATAATCATTAGTATGCAGTTTCTAAATAATCTACAAATGCCGACAAATTATCAAACGCTAACATTGCTTTTGCAATCTTTTTATACGCATGTCGACTATTAATTAATTCTTCAGTTTCAACACCATGACCTGTACGTATTAACACAGGCCTTGCACCAACTTTCATAGCGGCTTTTAAGTCTCTTAGTCTGTCACCTGCATAATATCCTTGTTTAAATTTTACATGAGGAATTTCTTTTTCTGCACGTTTGAACATTCCTGCGTTTGGCTTTGCATACATATCAGTTTTATGACTACATGCACTATAGTATAACCCGTCAATACTGGGGCATCCTGCTTCGCCTAACGCTTTAAACATATGCTCGTGTACTTTATCAACATCTTGTTCGGTATATATACCTTTATGAATACCACCTTGGTTTGTAATTATAACAATTTTATGTCCAAGTTTGCGTAATTTTACAATGGCTTCTAAACTACCCTTTTCAAATTCCCAATCTTCTACTTTATAAACATAATCGCCTATATCTACGTTAATAACTCCGTCTCTATCTAAGCCAACAACACATTTTGGTGCTATATATCCAGGCTTATAAAAGTCAATATCAACATCATTACTCCATACTATTTTTGGTTCAACCATCTTTAACATTCCCTGTTATTTCTTCAAGCATTCCAGCTTGGCTATCACCAGGAATAATCCTGTAATTATCTTCAACACTATCAGCAGTGCTTACTTCAGTTATACTACTACCATCTTCTAATGCTTCTAACTGATGTGGACGCAAAGGCGGATTGTGCCATGTCATGCCTTGTGTAAGAGTGTGTGTAAATAATGTAGCAGTAGTTGTATCTAACCATCTAACAACAAAACTACCTTCGTTTACAAACCATGTCTCGTCTTTTTCTTTATGAAAATGCATACTAAATTTATTTCCTTTTTTCTCAAAGAACATAATTTTTCCGCAGTACTTGTCAGTAGTTGCCCAAATAATTTCATATCCCCAGCCTTTGTCTACTTTACCTTCAAGTCTTGTAGGTGTCTCATTCATTAAAGATTCTCCTCAATCCATTCAAATGGTGTGGTAAATTTAAATTTACCGATTGTGTTTAATAATTTATCATTGTTACTTTTTGTGAAACTCTGGTATTGACTTTTTACACTATCTGGAATAGGTATTTCTTTTACGACAGCATTATGTTTATTAGCAATACATTTAGCAATATTGCCAAAGCTAGTTGCTTCACCTGTACCTACATTCCATATACCACTTTCATCTATATCTACAAATTTTGAAATAATTCTACAAACATCATCAACACATATAAAATCTCTACATATAGTATCACTACCTTCAAAAGGAAGTACAGATCCTTTAATTGCTTGATCTGTAAATTTATGAAATACACTCATTTGAAACCCTTTATGATCTTCGTGGTTGCCATAAACATTAAAAAATCTTAATCCTTGTACATTGCATTGATATTCACTCCAATCTAGCTTTTGTACAGTTCTATCAAATAAATATTTACTCCATGCATATGGTGACTGAGGTTGTAACGGACCGTCTTCTGTAAAATGCGTAGTAGGACCATATACACTTGCACTTGATGCATAGATAAGGTCAACGCCTTGCATATCACACACATGTAATAATCTTTCACTAAAGTCAAGATTTTGTTTCATAACTTTTTCTACATCAGTTTCTGTGGTGCTACTAATAGCACCTAAATGTATAACTTTATCAAATTGACTGCAATCAGGAACTACATTTTCTATCCATTCGTATTCAGCAATTCCGTGTCCTTCTTTCATAAGGTGTGCAGACAGATTTTTGCCAATAAAACCACTACTTCCAGTAATTAATATTTTCATTATTAAGAACTTGCTCCTTCGATTGCTATGATATTCTCTGTAATACGCTTGTTAAATTCTGATTCGTCTTGGTACGAATATATTCCTTCACTTAATGCTCTACTAAAACTTGCACTCATATCTAAATTTTCACTAAGTTTTTTACATGCTAAACTTGTCTCATAACCTCCACTAAGCCCAACAAGTTTTTTAACACTTTTATGTTGCGATAAGTCGTGATACAAATTAGCTTCGTTAGGAATAGTTAGTTTTAAAATAACTTGTGGTAGAGTATTATCAAACCTTTTACTAATATTATTTGCAAACGAATCTAAATGAGGTTTGATACTTTCATTTAATAACATTTCAAAATGATGTTTATGTTCAATATCAATAGGAATTTCAGGCTCAATAATCGGAACTAAGTTTTGGTTAGCAATTTTCATAGCATACTTAAACTGCTGATCCACAATACTTTCAATCATGTCTTCAGTTTTTACAATACTACGCATTTTTGTACCAGTACATCCATGCCAGGATGCGTATTCTGTCATGGAAAAAATATCAAATTCTTTTAATAAGCCATCCTCATCGCAACCACTATCAATTTTTAAATAGGATTCAATTCCTTTATTCCTAAGTACTTCTACTGCTCCCTTATCAACAGAATCTTTGTAAAGTATTGCCGCCCAAATATTACTACTATTAAATGCAGGAGAGTTTATCATTCTCAAACGCATTTCGTGTACTAACTCCATTTTATTTTCTTCTGTATATTCCTGTCCGTAGCGGTCTAAAACTCCGCCTGTTGATCCGCCGCTATGATCCATTGCCGCTATAAATTTCATGTTAAGTCCTCCTCTAATATATAACTAAGATCTTTATCTGGATATGGAATGAAATTAAAATTAATTACACATCTAGTTTTTTGATCTGTGCATGTTGTTCCTGTATGTTTCCACCTTGCTGGAAAAACTATTAGTCTATTTGCTTTACTCTTGACTGATTTTATTTCTTTATTTTCGAATCTAGTTTCACCATTGTTTGTATTTAAGTAATAGATAGCAGTTAATGCTCCAGGAACAACAGTATCAGCATGATGTCCGTGTTCTACTATTTTATCTGCTTTTGGTATTAGATTTGCTTTTATTCTAATAAGCTGTAGAGGCTGTAAAATTTCAAAAAATCTCCACATTAGATTAAATGTTTCTTGATTTGTAGTTGGTCCCATACTTTCATGAATGTTATGTACAAACTGTATTTGATAGTCTTCGCTACCTTTTGCTTTATCATCCTCATCTACAACATCAGTTTTATAAAACCACGGGAATAACTCTCCGTACATAATATCTTTTAGCTCAGTAAATTGCTGAGTAGACAATGCGTTATCTATTACTTTCATCTAATATCCTTGTTGTACTGTGACCTTCTATTAAAGGAAAAATAACAACTTTAGCAAGATGATTACCTACTACAGTGTCAAATGTATAGTCGCCTCCTTTTACTATAATATCTGGCTCTAATCTGGTAATTGCTTCTAACGGTGTATCTTCTTCAAATATAATAACGTCATCTACAAAACCAAGCTCTAAGAGGCTTTCCTTGCGGGTGTCTTCTTCGTTTATGGGTCTTAAATCGCCTTTTAATCTCTTAACACTAGAATCGCTATTAATACCCACTATAAGTCTATTTCCAAGTGTTTTAGCATAGTTTAGTAGTTTTAAATGCCCAACATGTAGTATGTCAAATACACCATTAGTAAACACAATAGTATCTTCTACATCCTCTTGTTTAAGTATATATGTACCTGCATGTTTTACACTTTCTGTTGACCCTTTAACAGCAATCTCTAAACATTTCTTATGTGTATAATCTTTTGTAAGGCCATAAACAAATGCGGCCATAAAACAATCACCAGCACCTGTAACATCAGATACTTCAACAGTTTCAACAGGGACTTCATATACTTCGTTGTCTATTGTAGCAATTACACTATGTCCTGCATCAGTAGTAATAATATTACCTTGCCATTGATCGAATTCAAACTTAGTATATTCACTATTATTGGGCTTTACTAACCAAGCACCTTCATATTCGTGTGCATAGCGTTTAGGATCTACAATAACTTTAGATCCCTGACTATTAATATGTGCAATAATTTCTTTAGAATTATCTAACACACCTTTGTCATAGTCACTTAGGATAACATAGTCCCATTGTGAAAAATCACTACATAGTACATTCTTAAGTACAGCATTTGAATCTGCATGCTCGTCTTCATCTAGGCGTGTAATATAGTGTCCATCAGATATGATTCTAGTTTTAATACTACGTGGTTGTTCGGTTTGTAATAGTGTTACATCTACACCTAAGTTTTTAAGATTTTCATATACAAGTCCTGCTCCACCTAAAGACGTAGAAATTTTTTCAACATTAACAATAGGTACGGGAGCTTCTGGGCTAATTCGTGAACTAGTCCCGTAAATATATTTGTCAACTATTACGTCACCGAAAACTAAAACTTTCATACTTTATTATACCTGATTATCTAGGTTTTGTCAAGTAAATCTATTACTTGGAACACAGTTTGTAATTTATTTAAACTAATTTTACTCTGGAGTGTATTACGTAATCCATGATGTAATGGCTTTGGCCAATGTCCAAAACTTACCCATGCATAGCCGTCGTGTTCTTCGTTTAGGCAAGGAATAAACTCGTTATCTATAACACACAAATATGTATGAAATAAAAATCTAGAGTCAGTAGATACAAATGTTTCTAGAGGCATTGTTTTAGTAATAGTTGGAATCTCACCAATTTCCTCAGTGATTTCCCGCTGTAACCCTTCCCAAGGAGTTTCTGCTCCTTCGTTAGTGCCACCTACTAATCCCCATAAGTTATTGTGTTTACCGTTACGTCGATGCAAAAAGAGAAACCTTTTTGTTTTTAGACTATAAAATAACGCACCACTACATACTATCTCTTTCATAAAAATAGTTATCCGTTAAGTGCTACTCTCCAAGTTCCTTGTGGATATAATCCCTCGACACTAAGTAGCCATTCTTCGCCATTCCAGCGATACTGTACACCTGTGTTTAGGTTAGTGATATATGTTATTGTTGTGTTATTAATGGTAGCTGATGCATCAAATATTACGCTCCATGAACTTCCGCTCCATTCAATAATATCATTCTCACTAGCAACTGTATCTGTATTATCTAAATTTTTCCAAGCATCGGCTCCATCTGTATTACTAGCATCACCTATTGCTCCAAGTAATAATACCCGAGTTCCTTGTGTTTTAGTTGCAGGAAAAGTTTTAGTAGGATCAATAATAAAGTCAACTGAAGTTAATGAACTAAGTGCCCTATCTGAACTATCAATAATAGTATTAGCAGGAAAACTATCTATATCCCAATTAACAACAATCTGTGTATCGTTTAGTTCATTAAGAGCAAATGTACCTGTTATTGCACTACTGGTATCTAGTTTAGTAAGGAACACTCGACTAATTCCTGCTTGATATTGTCCGGGGTGTGTATCAATTATATTTCGCCAACTTGTTTGTCCTATTTTACCCTTATCTGATAATTCAACAACTGTTCCATTAACAAATAAATCATAACCTTGATAATTTGTTGTTACAATATGTGGTGTAGCAGAAGTTTCTACTGCTCTACTCTTATTTTTATCTAATGTACCTGGAACAGCAGAGTCATCAAATGCATTTATAAGAGGAGTGGATAACCCTAATTCTACAGTTCCTTGCGATTCATCATATATGCTAGTAATAATATTTGCAATAACACCTAATCTTTTTACTTTAACAGGAGGTGATATGTATATAGGAGTTGTAAATGTAAGTGTTGCAACATCTATTTGATCATCAATACCTACCGGTATAGCACGTGAACTAAAATTTACATTATCTAATGTTACAACTGACAAACTAGTCCAATCAATATAATTATCTGTAGTTTGTAATTCTAAACTAGGATTAAATAACATTAGTATTTGTTCTAATATTTGTAATTTTTGATCAGTATTTGTAGACCAAATATCTAAATTAACAGTTAACATATAAGGCGTCGGCATTAGTCTTTCAACTGTATAATTTTTACCTTCAAAATTTAGATATTCTTTGCCAGTACTGTCATATGCTTTTTCTCTTACGTTAACTTTACTAACAAAACTTTGATCTGCTGTCCTGTCTCTATCTAATGCTAGTCCAGAAATATATAATGCCATTCGAGGAGCACTAGGTATTTTATTTTCACTATTACCTTTAATGATACTAGCAACTTGCCTAGTTAAATCTCCATATAGCACTGGAATAACTGTCTCTACTCCCTTACCATCTTTATAAGAATAGCTACTAAACATCCTTACTAGCTGTGTAATATATCGTCTTACTTGTCCATCATAAAAATGTTGACTCATTAGTTATCTGCCTTTGGTCTAAGTGCTTTTGATAAGCCTTGTCGCTCTTGTACTGTCTCGCCACCAATTTGACTTGAAGCTGTGTTGTTAATAAAGGAACCTTTTTGTGTAGTACGTGTGCTAGTATTAGATAGTGTAACACGAACATCGTCTTGAACCTTTAACCATCTAGTACCATCATATTTAAATAATCTTTTTGGTAGCATATCTGTCCTTAAAAAATAGTCGCCTTTTATTCTAGTTGTTGGAAATGAAATCCCTTGCCCAAAAGCGGCACCGTTTGGTGCTTCTCCTGTACCTAATAGATAACCTTGATAACCATCTCTAGAAGGCCTATCAGCAATCTCATCAGCACTTATGCTAATATTTGATGCGTCAAAGTCAGTCTCATCAGCAGTCTGTAACGCTACACTACCGTCTGGATTACTAGCTAGTGTATAGTAATGGCTAATATCGTATCCACTTTTAGACGCATCTGCTTCAGCTTGTGCAACTACTGCATTATTAATTTGCATTTCTTGTTCATATGTACTTAACAGATCTCTAAGTGTAGTATCTGAGCCTTCTTCTGCTGGTAAGTCAAGTACTTCTTTAAATTCTTGGCTATCTACTATAGATTTTAATTTTAGTCTATATAAATGCGGATACCAAGTTGGACTAAATCCTTCTGCGGCTCTATTAATATCATCTACAACATAAAATCTCTTTAATGCCATTGTATTATCATCAAGTGCATATTCGTCTTTTAGATGCGGTAATTCTATAACATCACCGTTCATAAGTTTTCTACCTAATGTTTTTACACTGCTATTAATATGTACAGTCATAAAGAGTGTATCATTTTGTAAAAATAGACCGAATTGACTAAGATCAAAATCTACATCTTGTACGTTATAGATACCACGCATCTCGTATATAGATGTATCATACTTACGATCTCTGTTTTCTAAAAATAACATGTCTTGTATATTTTTTACAGTAACTCCGCCGCTGTAGTTAGGCTGATCAGCAGTCGCATCAGCAGTCTCCGTATTTTCAGGTCCGAGGTACTTATGAACATATACGTCAGTTCCTCCTACGGTAAACATCTCAAGGACCTGTTTGTCTAAAAACGTGTAATCCTTGCCCTTTTCTGGTTTATATAATGATAGTCTTGGCATACACATATTTATCGTTACGATAAATACTAGTGGAGATTATTTAATATGGCAAACACAACAACGAAGAAACAAGAAGTATTTGACTACGTTCACGCTATGTTAGGTGGTGGAATGGTTGATGTAGAACTAGATCCTATACATTATGAAACTGCAATAACAAAAGCATTAACAAGATATCGTCAAAGAAGTGAACATTCAGCAGAAGAATCATACTTGTTTTTAAAAACGGTTGTAGATCAAAATAGTTACATACTTCCGTCAGAAGTTATGGAAGTTAGAAAAATATTTCGACGAAGTGTTGGTTCACGTACTGGTGGCGGAGATGGCGGAAGTATATTTGAACCATTTAACTTAGCATATACAAACACATACCTACTATCTAGCACTAACATTGGAGGGCTTGCAACATACGATATGTTCAGTCAATATCAAGAATTAGTCGGACGTATGTTTGGTAGCTTTATTGAGTTTAAATGGAACAATGTATCAAAAGAACTTACATTATTACAACGCCCTAGAGCAGAAGAAACCATGATGCTATATGCTTATAATTATAGACCTGATGATTCCTTACTATCAGATTACCTAGCAATTGACTGGCTTAAAAGTTATACTCTTGCTACATGTAAATTTATGTTAGGTGAAGCAAGATCGAAGTTTGCAACAATCGCCGGACCACAAGGCGGATCTCAGCTAAACGGTGATACATTGAAAGCTGAAGCACAAGCAGAACTAGAAAAACTAGAAACCGAAGTTTCAATGGCTGTTGCAGGCGGAACTGGTTATGGATTTACTATAGGCTAAGCCAAAAAACTACTTGACAATGTACTAAAGAAGTTATATAATGTAAGTATGCAGTATATAACAACTCCAATGTGGTCAGTTCCACTATTTAAGACAAATATAGGTAAGCCTGATCCCATTACTATGGCTTGGGTTAAGAATTTAGATTATCCTCACGAAGCCTCAGGACATGATCATACTGACGACAAGTACATATTAGATCAACCTAAATTTAAAAAACTAAAAGCAAAATTAAAAGAAGTATGTGATTTCTTTGTACACGAAGAATTAGGAATCAAAGACGATATTAATTTTGAAATACAAAATAGTTGGATTAATAGACATCGTGCAGGAGAACACAATACATTACACTGGCATTCAAACGCCATGTTAAGTGCAGTATACTATATTCAAAACGAGCCAGGAGCAGGAGCAATTCAGTTTCAACGTTCGCATTTATACTATAATTTATTTCATGATACAGTAAGAGTTGACTATAAAGATAAAGTACAAAATCAGTATAATTTAGATCTATTTGCTATTGAACCAGTTAGTGGCGATCTTGTTATATTTCCATCACATGTTGAACATATGGTTACACAAAATCAAACACCATCAGAACGTTATAGTCTAGCATTTAATCTATTTGCTAGAGGACATGTTGGTGCAGGGACGTCACAGATAAAATTATGAATCATCAAGTAATTCCTTTATTTTCAGTACCTCTTTTTAAGTCTAATATTGGAAAAGTTGATCCTATCACTTTAGCTTGGATTAAAAACTTAAATTACCCTTCGCAAGCAGTCGGACATGACGGAAGTGATGATCATTTACCTAAACATAAGCAGGGTATGCATATACTACATAACAAAAAACTTAGGAAACTTAAAGACCGTATACAAAACTGTATTAACTATTTTGTACACGAAGTGCTTGATATAGAAGATCATATTAACTTTGAAATACAGGCAAGCTGGATCAATAAAATAGAACTTGGTGATGCTGATATTATAAAACACGGCCATGCAGGCTCAATGATTAGTGGAGTTTATTATATAGATGCTGACGATACTACAGCACCTATAACTTTTGAAAAGGCATATATGTATCCAAACTTATTTCATAATAGTGTACCATTAACATTTAAGAAGCAAAATTATAATCAATATAATATAGAAGAATTTACATTAAATCCTCTCCCAGGAGATATATTATTATTTCCGTCTCATCTAGAACATACAGTACATCGTGTTGATACTAAAAAAGATAGGTACGGAATAGCATTTAACTGTTTTGCTAAAGGCGAAATAGGATACGGATCAGAACAAATAACGTTATAGGAAAAAATATGATTATCGGAGTATGTGGTCTTATTGGCGGTGGCAAAGGTACTGTTGGCGATATTTTAGTAGAACATCACGGGTTTAAAAAAATATCATTTGCAGATAAACTAAAAGATGCTGTTGCACTTATGTTTGATTGGGATAGAGAGTTGCTAGAAGGCATTACTGATCAGAGTAGACAATGGCGAGAAAATAAAGATGATTTTTGGTCAAAAGAAACTGGCAGAGATATTACTCCAAGATTAGTATTACAAGAGTTTGGTACTGAGTGCATGCGGAAAGGTTTCTTCGACGGTATTTGGGTTAGTATGGTAAAAAATGAGATTATAAAAAATCCTAAACAAAACTATGTTGTCCCTGATGTTAGATTTCCTAACGAAGGAACAATGATAAATGATTTAGGCGGACATGTCTGGAGAGTTAGACGAGGAACTGATCCAATGTGGTTACGCATATATGAAGATATTGGAGAAGAACCATCTGACGTACACCAGTCAGAATACAAATGGTGTAGTATTAATCATAGTGCAATTATAGAAAATGACCAAAGCCTTGCTTATCTTAAAAATCTGGTAGCAAGTCACCTTGCTTCCATTTAACTCCGATCTTTTGCATAACACGTTGACAGTTTGCACATACAGTTTTTAAGTTAGTAAACGAAGAATTATTCAAGTCACCGTCAATATGAAATACATTGAATTGTTCAGGATGTTTACTAGTATAGTTACACTTCTCACAATTATTTTTTTTAATATATCCTGCCTGCTTCCATTTAGGGATTCCATGTTTAACTCCGTGTCGTAGACACACTTCACAGAGCCTTCGATAATAGGTTCTGCCGTCTTTTTTATAATTTATTGCCGCAGGACGTTGTCTACATACACATAATGGTCTCATATTGTATTTACCTCACCTTTTCTGCCCCTTTAATTCATGGTATCTCAAGGTAATATTTCTAAATTCATATAAATAATAATGAACACTTTACTAAGACTTATTAGGAGAAAAAGAAATGGCGTTATCATCCCCAGGTGTTGAGGTTAAGGTAATAGACGAATCGTTCTATACACCAGCAGAACCCGGCACCGTACCAATGATTTTTATAGCCTCCGCCCAAGACAAGAAGAACGGCGCAGGAACAGGTACCGCACCAGGTACATTGGCTGCAAATGCAGGCAAACCTTACTTGATCACATCACAGCGTGATTTAGTAGAAACATTTGGTGAACCAAGTTTTAAAACAGATACAAACAATAATCCAATACACGCAGGTGAACTTAACGAATATGGTTTACAAGCGGCATATAGCTTATTAGGTGTAAGCAATAGAGCATATGTAACTAGAGCATCAATTGACTTAGGGGCATTGGCAGCAACTGCATCAGCTCCTACAGCAAATCCTGCGGCTGGCACATATTGGTTTGATACTGCAACTTCAATATTTGGAATTTTTGAATGGAACTCAGCGGCGGCATCCGTAATAGGTGGCCAGAGCTTTACTAACAAAGTTCCAACAGTAATTACTGATACAACAAAAGTTAGTGCCGGAGCACCAAAAGGATCAGTAGGATCAATTGGTGATTATGCAATAGTTGCAACTACAACCTTAAACAAGCTATACTACAAGAACTACTTAGGTACTTGGGTACAAGCTGGTACAACAGCTTGGAAAGCAAGCCACGGTACTGTTGCTGGTTCAGCTAATCCAACTATTGTAGGTGGCAAAACACTAGTAATAAATTCATCTACTGTGACAGCTAGTGGCACTACAGCAAGTTCATTAGCAGGTGATATTAACACTGCGGCAATTAGTGGTATTACAGCGGCGTCAATTGACGGTGTATTGACAATCTTTAGCACAGGTGCAAACGTTGTACTTGCAGAAGGTACAGGCGCATTAGGCGAAGCTGGAATGGCAGCCGGTACTTATTATGCTCCAGCATTAAGTATTGCTCCTCACACAAGTGTTCCATTATATAAGAGCGGTGATCCAAACTCACGCCCATCAGGTAGTATTTGGATTAAAACAACACAGCCTAATAAAGGTGCAAATTGGAAAGTTAAAGTATGGAATGATGCAACTAAGTTATGGGATACTAGCGCCGCACCAATATTCAATACTCCACAAGAGGCACTGTTTAACTTAGATAAGACACTAGGCGGAGCAGGTTTGGCACTAAGTCAAATTTTCATCAAAGCAAACGACGGTGAAGCAACTGTTACAGCAGGCGATTTTAAAATTTATAAAAGAGCGGCAACAGGTAACACTACTATTACTAGTGGTATTATTACAACAGGTATGTCATCGGCAGCATTTACAATTAATATTTCAGAATCAATAGTTGGTAATGCGGCAATGAGTGCTGATGTAGCAGTAAGTGGAACCACAACAGGAGCGGCAACAGATTCCGACGTAGTTGCAAATGCAATTAATGCGGCAGGTTTAACAAATGTTAGTGCTTCTGTAGACGCTCAAAATAGAGTTGTTATCATACACAACGACGGTGGAGACTTTAGAATTAAAGATCAAACTGGAGCGGCTTTTGCTGAAATGGGCTTTAGTGCTTATGTAAATGCAAATAGTGGAACAACTAATTTGTATACTGCACCAGCAGGTGATGCAGATCATGAGTTTGTAGCTTCAAACTGGAAAGTACTAACATATACAGCGTCAACTACTGCTCCAACAGCATTAGCGGCAAATGGTACATTATGGTATAATTCAATTACTGACGAAGCCGACATTATGATACATAACGGTACTACTTGGGTAGGATATTTAGATTCAACAAGCCCGTATTATAGTGCTAGTGCAGGCGATCAAACTAGCCCAGGAGGTCCTATTGTAAGTGCAAGCGAACCTTTAGCGGCAACTGGCCAGTCAGATGGAACTGCTCTTAAGAACGGTGATATTTGGATTTCAACAGCAATTTTAGATGCATATCCAACTGTATACAAATACAGTACTGCACTTACTAAATGGGTGTTAGTTGACAGTTCAGATCAAACTACTGAAGACGGTATACTTTATGCAGATGCACGTTGGGGATTAGCAGGTGCTACTAGTAATGTAGCAGGAACTATTGTAGAGTTATTAACAAATAACTTCTTAGATCCAGATGCTCCAGATCCAGCACTATATCCAAAAGGTATGATGTTGTTTAACTTACGTAGAAGTGGATTTAATGTTAAGAAATTTGTACGCAATTATATTGATACAAATGCAGTTAACAAAAGATTTAACTCAGACGAAGCAATGACAAGTTATTATACACACCGTTGGGTTACAGAATCAGCTAACCAAGCAGATGGTAAAGGAAGCTTCGGACAAGGCGCACAGCGTAAAGTTGTTATCCAAAGTCTACAAGCAATGCTTAATAGTAACGATGCAATTAGAGATGATGAATCAAGACTCTTTAATGTAATTGCTACTCCAGGATATCCAGAGCTAATTGGTGAAATGGTTACATTGAATACTGATAGAGGATTAACAGCGTTTGTATTAGGTGATAGTCCACCAAAACTAACACCAGATGCTACTTCACTTAACGAGTGGGGAACTAATGTTAACTTAGCAGTTGAAGATAATGCTAACGGACTTGTAACAAGTGATGAATACTTAGGTGTTTATTATCCATGGGGATTTAGCAGTGATAATGCTGGTAACAACGTTGTTGTTCCACCAAGTCATATGATGCTAAGAACTATTGCACTTAGTGACCAAGTTAGTTATCCATGGTTTGCACCAGCAGGTACAAGACGAGGAGGCATTACTAACGCAACAGCAACTGGTTATATTGATAACGAAGGCGAATTTAATTCAATAGCATTAAACGAAGGACAACGTGATACACTTCAAGGTATTAAAGTTAATCCAATTACGTTTATGACAGGTGCTGGATTAGTTGCATTTGGACAGAAAACTAGAGCTAAAAATGCTAGTTCTTTAGATAGAATTAACGTTGCAAGACTAGTTGTGTATATGCGTAGTCAACTTAACAAACTTGCTAAGCCTTATATCTTTGAACCAAATGATAAGATAACAAGAGATGAGATCAAACAAGCCGCAGAGAGCTTGTGCTTAGAACTTGTAGGATCAAGAGCGTTATATGACTATCTAGTTGTATGTGACGAATCAAATAACACACCAAGTAGAATAGATAAAAACGAACTATACTTAGATATAGCAATTGAACCAGTTAAGGCTGTGGAATTCATATACATTCCACTTAGACTTAAGAATACAGGAGAAATTGCAGGTCTTTAAATTCTAAAAAATGGGGGCTAGAAATAGCCTCCATTAAAAGATAAATACTAGCAACAGGAGTTATAATATGGCAATCTCAACACTCTCAAAAATTACAGTACCTCTAGCAAGTGATACTTCAGCGTCGACACAAGGTTTGTTGATGCCGAAGTTACAATATCGCTTTAGAGTAACACTTGAGAACTTTGGTGTAAGTACACCAACAACAGAACTAACAAAACAGGTAATTGATGTAACAAGACCAGTTGTAAACTTTGAGGAAATTGAAATCCCAGTTTACAACAGTAGAGCATACCTAGCAGGTAAGCATGCATGGGATCCGATTACACTTAACTTGCGTGAAGATGTAAACAACAATGTACAAAAACTTGTTGGCGAACAGTTACAGAAACAGTTTGATTTCTTTGAGCAGTCAGGTGCGGCATCAGGTATTGACTACAAATTCTTAACTAGAATTGAAATACTAGACGGTGGTAACGGAGCAAATACTCCAAATGTATTAGATACATTTGAGTTATATGGTTGCTTTGTACAAAATGCAAACTACAACACATTAGCATACAGTGCTAATGAGCCAGTTACAATAGCACTAAGCATACGTTACGATAACGCAATCCAGTCACAAGGTGGCGGAATTGGAACAGCAGTAGGTAGAACTCTTAACAGTCTAGTTACTGGTGGCGGCGGCATAGGCTAAAAACTAATTGCCATATTACTATTATTAAAAGGAGCTTCGGCTCCTTTTTTTATGACTCTCTTAATTAACGTTTATAAATATATGCATGACAGATTTAGATAAAATTAATAAAGGACATTTTGATAGTGGTCCTATATCCAACGGACAATTAGATCCGATTTTCTTGTCACCTTATAATATTAATACTCTTGAGGAATTAACAGAGTATAGTTCCTTTCATAAACTTCTTGCAGACAATTTAAAAAGAAAATTTAATATTCCTGAAGACACGTTAAATTGGGAGTATCCGTATATACGTAAAGAAGAAGAAAAAAACTTTAATAGCGATCCTTGGACATACACTATTAATCAATACGGATTTAGAGACATTTGGCGTCAAAAAGCTAAACGTCCTAATTTAGGATTTTACGGATGTAGCTATACTTACGGAGAAGGTGTAGAATCTAAAAAACATTGGACTACTCTAGTTTCTAACAGATTTAAATTTAATAAATTTAATTTTGGTATAGGCGGATCAAGTGCATTGAGAGTTGCTAGAACTTTTGTAGCAACTAATAGAGTTTTAAATTTAACTCATGCCATTATATTATTACCATCTATGAATAGAGTAGATTATAGTTTCATATATGATAAACAAAATAGGAATTGGACTAGGTCAGTAGGGTTGTTGCCTGCCATAAATCCAGAGTATGGTACAAGACATGGTGAAGAAGGCTTACTTAAAAAACATAAAGAAATTTATACAGCATTTGATGATAACCTTTTTATTATGAATCTAATATATGCCGTATCTATGATTACTGAATCTGCAAGAGCAAATAATGTAAAAATAGTATTTGCTACATGGTGTGCTGAAACATTATATACACTAGACAAAATAAATGCTCCAAATTTGTATCCTAATGTAGGACTTAACCTGAAAGATTATGCAAGAGATGGAGCACATCCAGGACCAATTACTAATCAAATTTTTACTGATAATATTACAGAATGGATATCTAGCACTCAAAAAAACAGTACATGGCCAGTTATTTAATCTACGCACTTTATATTATAGATAAATATTAGTAAGGAGATCTATATGGCTAATATTTTAAATGGCTTCTTTGATAATTTAGTAGGCGGAGTATCTAACCCAAAAGGAGATATGGCCGACTTTCAGCATGCGGCACGTTTATATACTGACGATTCATTTAGACTAGCTCCTAAAACTAAATTTCTTTATCATGTTGTATTTGAATTAAATCCTAGTGCAACAAAAAATTTACCTCAATTAGATCAACGTCACAAAAATGAAATTAATCTTTTAGTTAAGTCAGCAGATCTACCTAAGGTAAGTATAAACACTGTAACTAAAAATGCATATAACCGTAAAAAGAATGTGCAAACACACTTAGAATACGATCCTGTTAACATTACGTTTCATGATGACAACTTAGGTATTACCACTATGCTAATGGAAGCATATTATAGATACTATTATCAAGACGGAGGTCATTATGCAGACGGTGCGTCAGCACCATTTCAATCAAGAATTACATATGCAGGAAGTGATAATCACAAATATCGCTATGGACTAGATAACGACAGTTTAGTTCCATTCTTTAATAAAATTACGATATATCAAATGGCCCGTCATCAATACACTGGATTTACTTTAGTTAACCCATTAGTAACAGGCTTTCAACATGATAGTGTTGACCAAGCAGATGGTGCTGGATTAATGCAAAACCAAATGACATTTGCATATGAGAGTATATTCTATAGTAGAGGTGCAACCGGACAAGGTTCGCCTAGAGGCTTTGCACAAGAACATTATGATAATTCACCTAGCCCACTAGGTATACTAGGCGGCGGGTCTTCAAGCCTATTTGGTGGTGGCGGAGTATTAGGAGGAGTAAGTAGTGTACTAGGTGACTTAGCTGGCGGTACATTTAACTTAGGAACTGCATTAACAGCGTTTAACACATATAAGAATGCAAAGACATTAACTAAGGAAGGCCTTAGAGAAGAAGGATTTAATATATTAAAGGGTGCTATTACTGATATAGGAAAACAATCGTCCAGCGGAGTAAGAACTACTAATTTTCCAAAGTCATCAGCAAATAGTAATAGCAAAACTTTAACAAGCGGCGGTAGTATTGACACAAACAGTTCTGTATATGCAAGTAAAGTAGTTACTGCACAAAATAATAACTTTATGGACGGAGTAATATAATGGCATATGGTAGTTCAGGTGGATCAAGTAGTTCAAGCGGATCGAGTAGTTCAAGCGGATCAAGTAGTTCAAGTAGTTCAAGCAGTACAGGCGGATCAATAACTAACTCAGGAATAAACTTAGTACCCAAAGATAGTAGTAATAAAGTTAAACAATTTTTTAATAACTACTTTACTGAGCCTATTAGCTTCCCAGCTAATCAAGTAGATGCTGTTGTAGGATTTTTTCAATCTAGAGGATTTGACGATGCTAGTTCTACCGGTACAGCAACAGTTCTACTACAGCAAGCAAAGATTGATGATGTTAATGTATTCACATTGATTGATACTCTTAAAGGCCTAGAGGACATACAGATAAGCCAAATTGTTGCTGAGATATTAAATTATAATAGGCAAAAAGTTAGCACACTTGGGTATAAGATTACCTCAGGAAATACTAGGGTAGAAAATAGAAACATAGTGGTATAGTTATGGCTCGATTTGCTCAGGGTAAATATACACTTAAAAATCCAGAAAAATTTGTAGGCAACAAGTCACCCACTTATAGAAGTAGTTGGGAGTTTACATTTATGCGATTTTGCGATGAAAATCCAGCAATTAAACAATGGGCTAGTGAAAGCATAAAAATTCCTTATAGAAATCCATTAACAGGTAAACATACAATATATGTTCCTGATTTTTTTATTGCATATGCTGATAAAAACAGCAAGCAAAAAGTAGAACTAATAGAAATTAAACCAGCAAATCAAACTCATCAAAATAAATTAGGCAAGAGTGTGCATAACAAAGCGGCTTGGATAGTCAATCAAGCTAAATGGGAAGCGGCATTTGCGTGGTGTAAACAAAAGGGCATAACATTTCGTATATTAAATGAAACAGACATTTATCATAATGGAAAGCGATCAAGATGAACTTAGAACAATATAAAACACAGATGACAGACATAGCAATGAGCCACGGTAAATTTGTAAGAGGTGCAAAGTATGTTAGACATTGGGACTTACATTTTTCAGAAAAAGAATACGTGGTTAAAAAAGCTGAAGAATTTGGTATGTTAGATGATGTTAAAACAGCAATTGATATTGGCACAGGTGTAGGAATGCTACCATATGTGCTGATGCAAAAAGGTATACATGTTGAAGCTACTGATATAGAGGAAGAAATTACAGGACCAATGTTTAAAAAATGTTGTGATTTAATTAACTTAAAAAGATATCACTTATACATTTACAACGGAAAGCCTATGGATTTTCCAGGAAAGTACGACTTGTTTATTGCTAGTAGAACGGAATTTGACCGAGAATTTTTAGAACCTGGTGAAGTATTTGATTATAAGTTTTTCTTTAATGACGTATTTCAATATGTTGATAAAGTGTTTATAAAAACAAATAACGCAGGATCAGGAAAAGGATATCCTGAATGGCTAAAACCTTACTTATATAACCCAGGAAAAGAAGGTTTTGGTAAACCTTATAGAGCTTGGTATATATACATAACAAAAGAGCAATGGCTAAATAATAGCAGTTAACGGAGTTACTATGACACAAAAACTTGAAGAGCTTTTAAATTTGCCAGAATCAAAAGAAATTATTGATAAAGAAAAAGCGGAAAAAGCAGAAACAGCAATAATTGAGCAGAAAGAAACTAAGCGTGATATAGCAGAGTTTGATAAGATTGCAAGTGCTTTGCCAGCTGTAAAAGGGTTAGGCGAAAAAGCTGATGCAGAATTAAATGACATTGCAGAAAGAGCTTTGCAAAGTTATGAAGACCTAATGGATCTAGGCATGAATGTGGAGAGCAGATATAGTGGTAGAGTTTTTGAAGTGGCTGGAGGAATGCTTAAAACGTCTCTTGATGCCAAAGTCGCAAAGATGGACAAAAAATTAAAAATGATAGAACTTCAACTTAAAAAAGATAAACAAGACCAGTCAGATACTAGTGATAATGGCAATATAGTTAATGGACAAGGATATGTTGTTACTGACAGAAATAGTCTATTAGAGAAGCTAAAAGGTATGACTTAGGATAAATACTTTATAAGGAAATGCATATGAAATCGTTTACAGATATATTATTAGAATCAAAAAAAGTCTATCAATTTAAAATAGGTTTTTGTGGTACAATGCCCGAAGGCTTAGAAGATAGAATAGAAACTTGTTTAAAGAAGTTTGATCTAATTGGCATGTCAGCAGGCAAAAAAACACCAATACAAGAACGTCCATTAGATTTTCCGCAGAGACAAAATTGTGAAGTTACTTATTGGGAATGTGACATGAGTTACCCAACTACTTCGCAAGTACTGCAGGAATATATTGCAGATTGTTGTAGTTGCGATCAAGCAGATTTTATAATTCGAAATGCAAACGATCCTAGAGAAGAATATCAAGAACCAAAAAGTGATGCACCTTATGAATCAAGATTAGACACTGAAGAAATGGAACAAACTGATCCAGATGCACAAGATAAAGTAGCAGGAAACAGAGTAATGGACCTTCTTAAAGAACTAGAAACTGCACGTTCAGAACGTAGTGTTGACGCTATTAATGGTACACCAAAAGGTGAAAGTGCAGATATCGGCGATGCAGAAAATACAAATAGCCCAATAGGAGGTACAAAATGAAGGACTTATTAGATAAGTTATACGCAATAGAAAAAGACTTAACGGTCATTAATGAGTCAACAGATCCTCTTAATGAAGTTTCGTCGATGAATATATCAATGACAGGTGATAATGCAGATGAAGTTGCTCAGCTTGTAAACATAATGAGAGCTGGCGGCGATGTAATGCCTAGACCATCAATGGAACCAAAAATGCCTCCATCACAAGATATGGATATGGGTAAAGCATTAAGTATTATGGGTCCACCAGATATGGGTCCAGATATGGGTCCAGACATGGACTCAAAAGATGATATGCTTAAAGGTGAAAAAGAATCAACTGATTGGGCCAACTCACCTGATGAACAATATATGGATCATAACTATATGAACAATGATCTAGCAGGTGGTATTAATAGATCTAAATCACAACATTCACCGGCGGCCGATGGTGATAATCCAATGGCAGTCGAAGGTGGCGGTCGTGATATGGATTGTGATGCATGCGACGGCAAAGGAAACAATGCAGGCGAAGAATGTGCCAAATGTAACGGTAGTGGCGAAGCTGGCCCAGGCGAAGATGATTATGGTAATGAGTCAGTTGATGCACAAATTGAATCATTAAAAGATGAACTTTATGCGGCACTTAAACAAAAGCAAGGTGGCGATCTTGAAGAGGACGATATCGAAGAAGGCAGTATTAAACTTATGCATAAGTTACATGGCGAAGGTAAAAGTCATGAAGAGATTGCAAAACAGTTAAACATGGAGCCAAGTGAAGTAAAAGCGGCAATGGCTAAAACTGAAGCAGAAGATCAACCAGCAGATGAGTCCGATGAAGATGCTACATACAGTATTAGAGGTAAAACTCCAGAAGCTGATGCAGAACTAGCAAGAATTGCTAAAAATGCAGGCATGAGTGTAAGTGAAGCTAAAGACGATGACAGTATGGACGAAATGGGCTGTAAAAGTAAAATGAAAAAACTTAATGCAAGCGGTTGTTCAAAAAACGAAATGTATAAAAAAATTAATGCAGAATACGGTTGTGGTAAAGAAAAGTTTGAAAAACTATACGCAAGTAGTTGCGGTAGCCACTAATATCCCCCAGATATAAAACTCAATAGCGTCTTCGGACGCTATTTTTTTGAGTAAATACTAGCATGAGCAACCTAAGTGTAATACAAAACTGTAAAACAGTCGAATCATTTCCGTACCCATATGTATCTATTGATGAGGCATTACCTAAAAAAGTTTATAATGAACTAGCAGAATCATTTCCTGAAGATGCAGTTTGTAGTAACGAAGCAGGCGACCAAGGAATTTGTTTCCGTTATAAAAGTCGTCAAGCAAAAGAAGAAGCGATTATTCCAAATATATGGAAAGAGTTTTTCGAATTTCATACTAGCAAAGAGTACTTTAGAGATTGTGCCAGACTATTTGAAACAGGAATACTAAAATATTATGGAGAAGAGTTTTACGAAAACTTAATATCAGATAGTGTAGGTATACGTAAATTATCAAAAGGAAAGTATGTTACAGACTGCCAATTTGTTATACATGAGCCTGTAGACCAAACTGGCACATCAAGAACTCCGCACTTAGATAACCCTAAAGAAATATATGCCGGGCTATTGTATATGAAAAAAGATACAGATAACGCACAAGGTGGAAACTTTACAATACACGAAACTATTAAAGAAGTAGAAAATTTTAAACCCAAACCTAACACTGGTAGAGAAGTAGAAGATAATATACACACACCGGTCTTAGAAATTCCATATAAAGCAAATAGCTTTGGTATGTTTTTAAATGTTAAACATAGTGTACATAGTGTAACTCCGAGAATTAAACCTACTGAACGTAGACGTAGTATTAATATTATTGGCGAATTTATGAAACACGGTAGAATGTGGGAAGTTGAATGAGTAAAAGTTTAGATGGGGTCCTAACTAAAAAAGCAAATAAGCGTGAAACGTTCAGTGAAGATCAAGTACAGGATCTAATGAAATGCATGGATCCTAAAGATGGATATGATTATTTCGCACGTAGATTTGCATATATACAGCATCCTGTAAAAGGTAAACTATTATTTGAACCTTACGAATATCAAGATCGATTACTTAAAAGTTATCATGATCATAGATTTAATATTAATATGTTGCCTAGACAAACAGGTAAAACTACCTGTGCGGCAATATACCTATTATGGTATGCAATGTTTACTCCTGATCAAACTATTCTAATTGCGGCACACAAGTATACAGGCGCACAAGAAATTATGCAACGTATTCGTTACGGATATGAATTATGTCCTGACCATGTACGTGCAGGTGTTACTAACTACAACAAAGGTAGTATAGAATTTGAAAACGGATCTCGTATTGTTAGTGCCACTACAACGGGCAATACAGGACGTGGTATGTCTATATCATTATTATACTGTGACGAGTTTGCATTTGTGCAACCTAACGTTGCTACCGACTTTTGGACATCAATATCTCCTACACTTGCAACAGGTGGTCGTGCTATTCTTACAAGTACACCTAACTCAGACGAAGATACATTTGCTACTATATGGAAACAAGCAGAGGATAAATTTGATGCAAACGGTAACGAACAAGAGGTTGGCATTAATGGATTTCATAGTTTCCGTAGTTATTGGGAGGAACATCCGGATAGAGACGAGAAATGGAAAGAAGAAGAACTTGGACGTATTGGTGAAGAAAGGTTTAAACGAGAATATGAATGTCAATTCTTAGTTTACGATGAAACATTAATTAGTTCATTAATACTTTCTACTATGGAAGGCGATAGTCCTTTAATCAATATGGGGCAAACACGATGGTATAAAAAACCTACTGCTGAATTTACGTATGCTGTTGCCCTTGATCCTAGTATGGGTACTGGAGGAGATAATGCGGCTATACAAGTATTTGAACTACCTAGCTATGAACAAGTAGCTGAATGGCAACACAACACTACAGCTATACCTGGGCAAATACGTATACTTTCTGATATATGTAGTTACATTACAAAAGAAACAAATAACGATAATGGGCTATATTGGAGTGTAGAAAATAATGGTATCGGAGAAGCGGCACTAATTGTTATTAATGATTTTGGTGAAGAAAATATTCCTGGATTATTCGTTAGTGAACCTATGCGTAAAGGTCATGTGCGTAAATTCCGTAAAGGATTTAATACTACACATGGTACTAAAATTACGGCATGTAGTAGACTAAAGACTATGGTTGAAAACAATAAAATGATTATACACAGTAAACCGTTTATATCAGAACTTAAGAGCTACGTTGCAACAGGATCAAGCTATCAAGCTAAACTTGGACAAACAGATGATCTTGTTAGTGCAACATTACTAGCACTAAGAATGATGGCAGTTTTAAAAGATTGGGATCCTAGAATATATAATACTTTTACGCAAGCTGATCAAATTGAAGATTACGAACCGCCAATGCCGATCTTCATTAGCAGTAGTTATTGATAAATACTTGCATGTTAGATTTAGACAATATAAGTGAAGAGCTTTTTAATAAAATACGTGGCAGATTTAAAGATATTACGATCGGGGATTCAACCGGTACTGTAACTAACATTCCTAAGGATGCTAGATATTTTGATTTTAAGTACAATGATAATAGTAATATAAGTGTAAGTCTAAGCGAAAAAGATGGAGTTGTTGTAATGTACAACAGCGAAATTTTTACTAAAGAACAGAGTATACAAAAAAGTAATTGGTATAGCTTTTTAAAAGAACTTAGAAGTTTTGCTAGGAAAAGACTTTTAAACTTTGATACAAGAGATATTACAAAGTCCAATTTAAATAAAAGAGACTATAAATACCTAGCAAAAAATTCCGGAGATGACAACATGACAGAATCAAAACTATACGGCACTGGTAAAGTTAGTTACCAAAACGTAGACAATGCAAGAATAGTAGTTAAACATACTGAAAGCATAAACCAGGAACGAGCTGGAGGACGCACACAGAAAATTGGAACTATTCATATTGAAAGTGCAGAAGGCGAACGTTTTAAATATCCATATAAACATCTAAATGGTGCAAGAGCAATGGCAAGACACGTAGCTGAAGGCGGAAACGCATATGATGATTTTGGTAAACATATTATTAGTATGTCAGAAGAGCTTAGTAAGCTAAAGAAATTCAAATCACATATGTCAAGAAACGGTGTCATGGCCGAAGGTCTTGCAGAATATAATGACGCAGTAAATGATCGTATTAATACAGTTAAGCGTACAGTAGAAACATTACAGCGTAAGAATGCATATGTAGAAGCAGTTACAAATTTTGAATCAACAATACTTGAGGATGTTCCGGAAGATGTCTCAAGTAACTGGATTGATCAACTTACTATTAGACAATTCAACGAAGAGTTATCAGATGTATTTCCGTATATCTATAAACTAGTAAATGAATACACAAAGGCAAAAGAGCTTAGTCCAGAGGATTTATTAGGTGAGAAAAAATCATCACCTGCAGGCGGTCCGGCATGTTGGAAGGGTAAGAAAATTGGTAATCCTAAAACCAAAATGAAAGGCGGCAAGCGTGTAAATAATTGTGTGCCAGAAGGTACTGAAGAAGAGCTTGTGCAAGGCTTTGAAGAAATGATGGGACAGTTTAAAGAAACTACTCTTGAAAGGACTCAAGGCGACGAGTACGAATGTGAGTTTGAATATACCGGTGATGACGGTGAAACACAAATGGGCGAATTAATTTATAAAGTTATCGACGGCAAAGTAGATCCTAAATCATTAAGAGGTGAAGCAGATCCTACTAGTGATTCTAATGGCGGTAATGCTAAAGTTGATGATGAACTTGCAACAATGCAAGTAGCACTCGGTGGTGACTTCCATGAGGAAGCAGTAGAGTTTGCACAAGAATGTTACGATGATGAGCAGGCAGGAAAACCGCAAGTAGGTCAGTACGATAATTACAATCTTAAGCCTGAGACTGAAGACGATGTTGGTGAAGCATATATCAATAACGCAAAAGATGCAGTTGATGTGTTAGGAGCATTACGTGGTAAAGGTAAAAAGATTGAACGTGGCCAAGATGATGACCAAGGCAACTTAGCAAACGAATACGTCGGTAATACTTGGGACGTATATACATGGTTACAAAATAAAACACAAGACTTTCGAGGCATGGATAAGAATCAAAAAGAAATTATTGACAATATGATGAAACTACGTGGCGAAGCTAAGAAGCTAGAAACAAAGCCGGGATCAGGTAGTAACGGTCGCTTTGGTAATCAAATTGTAAACACTTTATATCCAGTAATGGAGTTAATTAACTCATTAGGTCTTAAAGATGATGATACAATGGATGTTAAGATTGACAAAGAAAAAGGCACAATTAGTAAAGATGACGGCACTGAACCAAAAGAGCAAAAGACTCCACTAGGCGAATTTATTTTAAGTTACTTTGATAAAGAAACAGGCGAATTTCCAAAAGGCGAAACAGCAATACTTACTATGGTTGAAAAAGACTACGGAGAAAAGTTTATTACTCCTGCAAAGCAATTTATTGAAAAAATACAATCAACCGTAGAATCATACAACATGCGTAAAAATCCACAACGAATGGAAAGTGAAGATGAATTACCTAAAATTACAGATGAAATGAATGGAATGATTTCTGATTGGATTGAAAAATTCTCTAAGTTCATAGGCGGTAACGGAGACACATTACCAGACGGTTATATACAGTGGGCATTGAACTCAGGCATTACTACAGACTTTGTTGAACAAAATGAGGCTGAAGCAATGAGAGAAAAATACGGCGAAGATGAATTTGAAAATGATCCGATGTCAGAAAAATTTCTTAATGAAATGCCAATTACAAAAGCGGCCTTAGAAATGATTGAAAAAATTACAGGC